GAAGTTAGACATTGTTTCCAAGGTAACTGGCATTAAAAAAACCACCCTAGGGTGGTTTTTCTTTACATATCTCTTCTATCTGCGTTTGTAGCGCCTTGTTGTACTGGCGCCGTTGATGCAGTAGATTTAGATTTCCAATCGCTCCTAGACTGCTGTGCTTTCTGTTGAGATTGAATTAATGCTTGACTTGCGGCCGCATAATCTGGATCTCCAGGATTTACAGTTTTTCCGTTATACTGGATTGGCCCTTCCGGTTTACCCATTTTCAATGTACCAGATACTTGAGTGCTGGAAGTTGTCTTAGTTCCTGCTGGTGCGCTCTGAGCTGGTTGTGCGGCTTGACCTGCTGGTTGAGCGGTTTGACCTGCTGGTTGAGCGGCAGGTGCTTTTGCTGTTTGAGTACCTTGAAACTCGTCATCTGCTCCTGTAAATCCACTAGACGATCTCGCCCTAGTAGCGTTCCACTGAAGCTTATCATCTGGCGTTGCAGTAACTTGCCAGCTACCAGTAGCAGGTTGTCCACGACCCCCGCCTGTTGTTTTCCACTCGTAACGTGTACCGCCTACCCAATAAGGCTTTTTCTTGTCAGCAGTTGCTGGAATTGCATCTGGACCTTTTGCACCAGCGGCTGGCTGTGCGGCTTGACCAGCTGCCGGTTGCTTATCTAAAGCCGCGCTAGTTTGTGGTCCGATGATTCCGTCGACTGCTAGTCCGTTGTCTTTTTGGAACTTTTGAATAGCGGCCTTAGTTTCAGGACCCATTTTACCATCGGCTGTGACACCTAATTTTGTTTGATATGCTTTTAGCTTTTCGGGATCCATTGCAGGAGTTCCTGCTTTAGCTGGTTGTGCAGCCTGGCCGCCACTGGCTACTTTTTGATGTTGTAACAATAGCGCATCAACTTCAGGAGAACGACCCATGTGTGGTTCTAGTTCTTTTGCTAGAGCATCTAATTCTTTTTGTTCTTCGGGGGTTAGTGCTTCGGAAATAATCTGACGAGATTCAATTTCTCGAATTTTGTTTAATGATTCTAAAATAATATCTTTCATGATTTTTCCTTATTTTCTAGCTTGCGGATTTATTGGAGCACCAGTAACTGTAGTGTTTGCATTAGGAGTTATGCCTGTACCGCCTCCCATTCCAGGAGCTGCCGGTTTAGTAGGGGGTGTAACACCTTTACCACCAGCTGCCGGTTGTGCGGCCTGTCCTCCGCTAGCTTTAGCTAGTAATGCTTTAAATCTTGCTACCTTAGCTGGATCAATAGTTCCTTGATCTGCTGGTGTTGCTGGCTGTGCGGCTTGTCCTTTTTCTGGAGCATCCATACCTGCTGTCTGTGCGGCAAGTTGACGATCTTGTTCGCTACCACCTTGGACACCTGCTACACCCGATTGTGGCTCATCCATGCCCATAGTCTGCTTTGCTAACATTTGACCTTGCTGACTATCTGGATTTACACGTTGATCAGTTGCTTGTGGGGTAGCTGGCTGTGCGGCTTGACCGCTAGCTGGTTTAGCAGTAGTTGGATCAGAATATACTTGATCATCACCTTTTTGCATTCCTAGAGCGCCTTTGATAGCGTTCATGTTACCTTGGCCAATATTCATTTGTTTGGCAATAGCTTGATCTTCGGGATCTTTAAAATATGTTAATGGAGGCTTAGGACCGGGCATTCTTGCAATAATGTAAGGGTCTTGGCGATTAGCACCACCTAACCATTTTTCTTGTTCTGGACTAAACTTAAAATCATCTGCTTCTGTAACTTCGTCGTTACTGTAACCAAATTCTTTTAATAAAGCCTGTGCAATAGCACTACTAAATGTTTCTTCAACTGAGGTAACTTTTTTTGTTTCTGTTGAAACAGTTTCGTTGATCATCTCAGTTTGCTCTTGTACTGATTCAGTTAGAACTTGTTTTTTATCTAGTGTTTCTAACTTTTGCATTAATGATTTTAAGTCCATGTTTTTCTTCCCCGAAATTCGTGCTCACTTTCGAAGTCTACGGTAGCGAATCGTTTTCTTCGCGCCAGCAGCCGGCGCACACTTTCGGTAACTTAATACCGGTCCTAAGGTGTGTCCTTGTCAGCATCTGGTGCTGGTAATAATTCTTGATCGCCGACTATAGCATCATAGTGATCCATAGTTAATACATCGTTCTCTTTACTCAATTCAATTAATTTTTGTGCAACATCATGGAGAGCCATATCGTCCTGAGCATCTTCTTTAGCATATTCCATTACTCTTAATAATAAAGGAACATCTAACTTTACTGTATCAATAGCATCAGCTTCGTTAATACTTTCGTTAGTTTCTCCGTTGGCTTCTTTCCATTGGATAGCCGCATCTAATTCCTCTGGACTTAATCTAGGAGCGAATCCTTTGTAAGTTCCAGCTTGTAATTGTTTAAGCACACTATATTTTAAATTGCTACCTCTAGGACCGGCAGCAGGTGCAGGTGCTGGTTGTGCTGGTGCTTGTGGCTCAATTGGTTTACCGGTTAATCTATTAATACCTGGAGGTGTTTCTTGTCCGGGTACTACACGTTCAATAACACGTTCTGCTAATTTTTTAGCACGAACGGATTTTTGATCATTAAATCGTTGCTCAGCTTCTGCTAGTTCTTGTTCAATAGCTTTGAAATATTTGCCAACCATGCTGGGTTTAGCATCTTTAGCAACATTCAATACAGGAGGTGTAATTGTTTTTTCTTGCTGAAAATGTTGTACAGCCATTGATTCTGCGGCAGTTAAACGATTAAGAGGGCCCGTGCCCTCTACAATCTGCATGAATTTTTTCATGTCATTAGAGCCTTCGGGCGTCTTAGATGAAGACGCACCATCAAAAGCCTGTAGAATTTTTTTCATGTCCATAATTATTTCGCAGAAGTTACGCTCATTTTATCTTTTTCTACTGAAGTTCTAACTCTACCTGTTTTAGAAGTTACTTGAGTATCTGAACCTGTCTTCTTTACATCTAAGTTGGGATCGTTTTTATCTACATCTAGCTTAGATGATTCTTTAACTTTTTTATCTTTAAGAGCTTTCTTCATTGGCTCTTTCTTGTTGCCGTCTTTGTCCATGTCTAAGAAGTCTGGTTTAGAACCTTCTTTTAAACGACCGTCTTTTTCAGCACTCTTTAACATGTCGACACGATCTTTATAACCTGCAATACCTGGCTTGATATCCTTAGCGGCTTTCTTTTCACCTGCTGTAGGATTCTTAACGTGCTTCATTGTAGTCTTTTCTTGATGACTAGATTCTTTAAATGCAGGGTTTGTTGGGCCTGGAGTTTGTGGACTCCAACGCTTGCCTTTGTGCGGTCCAGAAACTACGAATGGATATTTGCCATCCTTGCCTTTTGGTGGAGGAGCAGTTGCGCCATCTGCCGGAGATGGAACCATTGTAGCTTCTTTTACTTTTCTGTTGTCAAACTTTTCGCCACCTTCCATACCCCAAGTACCTGACTTAGATTTTTTCTGTGCAGGAGCCTTGGCTTTCTTTTCAGCGGCTGACTGAGATTTAGCATGGCTCTTCTTGCCTTTGCCTGATTTTTCATCGCTATCATCACCACCGTCGTCGTAACTGTCAGGATCTCTTTCGTGCTTGACACCAGTTGATGTCTTAGTTACAGTACCGCCTTTGTGTGTCTTAGCAGTATCTCCAACATTTTTAAGTTCTTCAGTGACATCTTTTTCGTTCTTCTTTTTCATCTTAGCCATTTTTTGTTTGGCTTCGGTTAATTTTTGTGCAAACGCCCTACGAACAGACTCTGAGTAAACATCTGCATTTTCTAATTTTTCACCGTACTCTGAAACTTTCATTTCATATTCCATGAAATGATAAACAGATGCGATGTAATCTGCTGATTTAGTAATTTTAGCTTGTACCCAACCTTCTAGCTCTTGTCCTTCGTGGATCATTTTAAACAGCTTCATGCTGTAGTTTGCTAGTTTGTAAAGGTCGGCACGGGCCATTGCGGCTTCGTGATTTTCTGGTCTGTTCATTAAGTCGTCGTGCATTTGGGAATTCTCCAATATCGTTGTATTTATCGTTTTAAAGCGCCTTCACCGAAAATGTTTTTATCCATATCTAGTGCGTTCTTAGCAGTTCCGTCTGCGTTTTTAGCCTGTTTAACCTTGGGAACTCGAGGTGCTTTAGTACCTGATTTTCCTGGACTGCCTGTGTAGCTTTTATTACCTCTATCCTTACCTATAGCAATATGAGGACTGACTACAGTCGCAATATTACCTGCACTTGTAGATCCAGGAGTTGCAGTTTCTGTAACGATTTCTTTTATCAGCATCTTAAGCCTCAAATAAGTCCAGGGCAATGTTCCAATGTGCAATACGATCTTCTAAACCGATAGTACCGCCGTTGATGCGTTTACTTAATAATACAATATCGCCCTTGTCACAGATCTGATTTAATCCGTTCTTGTGCCAGAACCAACAGGCTGTTAATACAGCGTATTCTGGTGTTCTTAGCAGATCAGGATCGTTTACAAGTGTATCATCTTGAAATAGATCTCTCGAACACTGTGTATAATTTGATCTTCCTGTGATTTGAAGAATGCCTCTGCCTCTAAATCTCCAACCGTCGCCGCTGGCTTCGTCTCCGTTGCCCATACGACTCGAATAAACACGATTAGCAATCATTTGAGGTTTACGAGCATAAGCATTAGCTATATCCTCTGTAGGGAAATACTTTTTAAAAATTCCCATTAAGCCTTTGGCACTATAATTTAAATTTTCTTGTAGGAATGTAAAATCTAAACTTTCGTGTTGGCATTGTGCGATAAATCCTGCTACTCTAGCAGGAGTCGTAATTTGAAACTGTGGTAGATACTCACAAAGAGCGTTGTACCATAGTTCTGGTTCTTTGTTCTTATGAACACATTCTGTTAATTTGTCTAAAGTGAAATCAAATTCAAAGCTCATTTTTGTTTTCCTTGTCTCATGTTAATTTGCCAGTGTGCAAGCTGTTTCTTGCGTGGACTGGCAGAGTCACTGCTTCTTATCTTTTTAAGCTGTGATATACTAGCACCCTTTGGTATTCCGTGACGCTTACTGTCACCTTTATCCTGCGGATTTTTTCCATCCGCAAAGTTTTCTTCAACTTTTGGAGTTTTCGGTGGTTCGATATATGCCTTTGGTTTTTTATTATAGATTCTTGCACGAACACCTTTCTTATGTTCTTCTAATCCCTCGCCAACTCCGCCACCATCACCACCTTCTCCGCTGTAACCTACAGCAGTTCCGTACATACCGTAAGGTCCTGGACCATAGGCCGCAGACTTTACTTTTTTACGTTTTTTCTTTTTTCTTTCATCGAGTTCAACGCTCTCTGAAATTATTTCTATAATTTTCATACAGGTTTTTCCCCTGTCATAAAAGGCAAGCTAAACCATAACTTAAACCAATCGGGGGTACCTGGTTTAATATTATGTTTTTTCATTAGTTCGCCTTTCTCGTTGCCGGTAAGACTAACATTACTACCGCCCATAGGATCAACAGGGTCGTACTTTATGTACCCTTTGAATTCGTTTATGCCAGCTAGGCGTTTTAATTCGTTCAGTTCCATAATTAAGTTGGTGATTCACCGGTAATAGAAACAGTCCACTTTTTACCAGTGGCTTCGGATTTACGTTGAGCCCATGCTCTAAGATCATAATACTGTTTTCTTTCTCTTTCGTCATCGGCATAACGGCCTCTGCCTGGAAATACTTTCCACTTCTTACCATTGATATAAACAGCAAAATTATTGGGAGGCTCAGTATTGCCTTCATCCCAATCTTCCGGATCTCTTACTCGTTCGCTTACGCTATCAATCATTGTATCTATACCTCGACTACGAACTCCGCCTTTGCGTCTTACTTTAGCTAACTCTTCTAGGCCGTGTTTAATTTGATTAATGTTCATCGCTAGTTCGCTGAACTGTCTGCTGATAAGTTGCCATTCTGCTGGACTGGCATTCTTAGCGCGATCAGCAAGATCAGACAATTGACGTTCGGCTCGCATCATTCGATATTTTAGTTTTCCTGGATTAGCTTTTTCGTGTCCGTAGATCATTGGATCCATTGGATCAGCTGGATCCATTTCGATAGGTGCTTCTAAAGCTACAGTCTCTTGCATCTGTGCCATTTGAACAGCTTGTGCGGCAAGTCTAGAAGGAACGCCACTTTTAACAAGTTCCGATTGAACTTGCTGTTCAGACATACCATTGTTTAGCATAGATTTAGCTTTCTTAGCTAACTCCATCATATTGATAACGCCTTCTGTTGCTACCGGTTCTTTTTTCTTTTTCTTTTCAGCTTTGGCTTTTTCTTTTTCGGCATAAGGTAACAGATATTCTGCAACCAGATCAAAGAATGGTTGTCCAGCAACTTCTGTATCTGCAGGAACGCCTGCGGCTCTTGAAAATGCTTCTCTATCTCCAGACTGTACAGCCGCTCTTAGAGCAGTAGCAGAACTTAGTCTAGGAGTAGGAACTTGATTAATTTTTGAAAATTTATAAACTCCGTGTGGACCTTCTTTGCCGTTATACTGTTGAATAGTTTTTGTAACCCAATCTTCGTCAGTATAGACATTTAGAGTCACATCGCCAAACTTTTTGTAAATCTTACTGGCAAGAGTTAACCAACTAGTATCAGCTACGATATGACCGTCTACATCAGGCCAGATTGTTTTCATAGCTTCTACTTTTATTTTAAATGGTAGTGGGTCTTTAGGACCTTGTGTGCTTTCGTTAGTGCCAACAAACCAATGCTCATTTTCGCTAGCTAATTCCCAAGCGGCTCTGTGTCCACGATGCGGAGGATTAAAACGACCAAATATTAAACCAACACTTTGGCCTTTATCTTCAAACATTTCTCTTAATAACATATCATTTCTCTTTTTGATTGTGGTAATTAGCTAGCTCTTGTGTTTGTAGTTTTTCACAGATTTCTGTAATTTGTCCATCGTTTAATGCTTCTTCAAGTTCATTCATTGGAAACTTTAATTTGTAATTTTCGACTGCTCGTTTAACTACTGGGAAAAATGCTTTTGGAGTTACCTGGCGGCCAGCATCGCAATGATGCTGGAATTTAGTTAGAAATGGAAAATATTCTTTTCTATAGAATTCCGGATCGTTGTTCATGAAATAGATAACGTCATCCGCAAGATCAAAGTCGATCTTTTTATCTTCTATATTTTGACTAAAGATTTCAAATACTTTCATATCACCATGCCCTACAAGACCAGTATCTTGCTTTCCAGCGTGGACCTGGATTATCGCAATTATGACGAGCCCGGAAATTTTTACGTCTTCCTGGAATATGCTTTTTAATGCTCAACTTTTTGTCGCCAAAGTTAACTTTGACTACATTACCTTTAGGGCCTTTTACATAAACCTTAGATTTTTTAACATCACCCTTCATAGGCTTACCTAACGGTACTTTTCTGCCCTGATATTCTGCTTCGGTGATAAGTTCGATGTTAGCTTCTGACAGCATAGCGATCGCTGTAGAATCTAGACTGATAAGAATGCTGTCATCCCATGAGTCGATAACAGTAGTTTCAATAACAGCATCTTCGCTGATTTCAATGTCAAAGCCGTCACCTGCTGAAATATCGCTTTCGTCTCCAGCTAGTTCAACTTCTTCAATGTACTCTAAAAGTGTCTTAGTCATAAGAAATCCCTCTTACAATATTTATCGTAAGAGGGATCAGCTAAGAGTCTTTGTATTTTTAGATTTTTACTACGTTTTCTACTTTGTTTATGTAACTACCTACGAATAACTTTACTAAAGTTAGCGTTTTAGCGTCTTTTACGTAGAAATAAGAACCACCCCAGCTGTGACTTCTTTCTAAATCTCGTTTCGCACGTTTAGGCATGCGTATCTTAGGATTATTTTCACACCAGTCTAGGAAACTTATAAAACTATCACGAGTCCTGCCCATAGTAATTTTGTAATCAAAATCTATCTTTTTAGTTAGAACTTTGTTAGTTCCTAGATTAGTCTCTGTTTCAACGGATTCTGGATAGCTAAAATATTTGACTTTACTAGTATCTAATTTTAAAACTAGTTCAGCATCCTTATCAGAGTTAGTATAAAAACTCAACAATGGAGATTCTACCCTTACAGAATAATCAGACATGTTAGAAAAGTTTTTAATCAGAGATTCTGCAAAGTCAATTTCTTCTTTATTAAGAACCTTTTTGTTCCACCCAGAAGGCACAGTATTAGTTGCTTTAAGAAAGTCAACTCGTTCTTTAGCATACTCTAGATTATTTCCTCTAAAGAAATGCGCCGCCGCACAAACCAATACAATTTTATACTTGTATTGGTTGAAAAATAATCTAGTTGTATTCTTAGTCTTGACTGACTTTGGTATCTTCATTTTCTACAACCTTAGGTGTCTTTACTTTAACAGCCAGGGCCAAACCAGTTTCGTTGGCAGTAATATTTAAATTACCACCGTTCTTGAGATCTCCAAACAGCATCATTCTTGCTAGAGGACGCTTGATTTCTTTATCAATAACTCGTTGTAACGGTCTTGCACCCATCTTAGAATCAAAGCCCTTTTCAATCAGCCAGTCAATTGCTTCATCGGAGATTTTAACTTTAATTCCTTTTTCTTTAACCTGCTCACGGACTTCAAGCATAAACTTGCCAACGATTTTAATCATTGTTTCCTTAGTGAGCTTACCAAAGGTTACAACTGCATCTAAACGATTGCGGAATTCTGGAGCAAAGAATTTCTTCAAAGCATCATCGCTGTATTGCTTCTCTTGCTCACCAAAACCAATCTTAAGTTTTTCAGCATCTTGTGCGCCAGCATTAGTTGTGATAATAAGAATTAAATTACGGCAATCGGCTTGTTTTCCATTTGATCCTGTAATGAATCCGTTATCCATCATCTGTAATAGGATAGTTGAAACATCAGGATGTGACTTTTCGATTTCGTCTAGCAATAGAACACAGTTAGGATTCTCTTGGATCTTAGTGATCAACAAACCAGCATTTTCTTCAAAGCCAACATAACCTGGAGGCGAACCAATTAGCTTAGATACTGAGTGTTTTTCCTGATATTCACTCATATCAAATCGCACAAGTTTGACGCCTAAATTCTTAGCCAGAGACTTTGCAGTTTCAGTCTTACCTGTACCAGTTGGGCCCATAAACACAAATGCCCCCACTGGTCGATTCTCAGGTTTAAGTCCTGCACGGCTAACAAGAATTTTATCTACGATTTCAGTGATAGCAGAGTCCTGCCCGTAGATTTCTTCTTGTAGATGAGATTCTAAATTAGCAAGATTGCTCGATTCTTGTTCGGCAATGGTTTCAGCTGGAATGTTCACCATCTTGCTTAACTCAAACTGAATTGATGCTTCGTCGACAACACGATCTTCAGATGATTTTAAATTAAATCTAGAACATGCGCAGTCAATTAAGTCAATGGCCTTATCTGGCAATTTCTTATCTGTTTGATATTTGACACTGAGTTTGATAGCCGCATTAATCGCATCATCTTTAATTTTTACATTATGATGTTGCTCATAGTACTTTCGAATTCCTTTGAGGATCTGCGTAGCCATTTCTTTACTAGGCTCATCAACCGTGATGCGCTGGAAGCGGCGCATTAGAGCACGATCCTTTTCGAAGTACTTGCGATACTCTTCCCAGGTAGTTGAAGCAATGACCTTGATATTACCCTTGCTAAGAGCAGGCTTCATCATATTGCTTAGATCGTTAGCACTATTTCCGCCTGCCGCGCCAGCACCGCTGATCATATGTGCTTCGTCAATGAACAAGACAGTTTTACCTTTTTTATCTAAGGCTTTGAGAACCAGTTTAAATCTTTCTTCAAAGTCTCCGCGGTATTTACTACCTGCCAACATAGCACTTACATCTAGATTATAGACAGTATAGTCTTTAAGGAAGTCTGGAACAGCACCTTTAACGATATTGTAAGCAAGTCCTTCCGCGATAGCAGTCTTGCCTACGCCTGGATCCCCCACAAGGATAACGTTCGACTTGCTTCTGCGACCTAATGCTAGAGCAATATTTTCAAGCTCGTCAACGCGGCCAATGACCGGATCAACTTTGTTCTTCTTAACTGATTCATTAAGGTTAGTGCTAAAGGACCTCAGGGCTCTCTCAGCTTGGCTATCTCTCGGTTGTTGCTCTTCTTCAGTAACTTCTTCCATTTCTGAATTGAGATAGTCTGCAAATTTTTCTTTGTCGATTTCTGCTTGTTGAATGTAGTAGTTAGCATATGAACGTTTTTCGCTCATCATTGCTAAGAATACATCTGTTGGTTCAATCTTTTGACGACCATTAAAAAGCACTTGTGTAAACGCTCTGTTCAGTACTCTTTCAACGGCTTGGGTTTTTTTAGGTTTCGCTCCTTCAACTTCTAGGGTAATATCCTGTAATTTAGTTTTAAGATAATGTTCAAGACTTTTCTTAACAAAGTCTGCATCAGCACCATACCCAGTTACACATTTGTGAAATGATTCTTCGCAGAGCATCGCGAACAGCAGGTGCTCTAATGTTAGGTATTCGTGACGTAATTTTTTAGCTACGTCGATTGCTTTTTCAAATACCAACTGAAGTTCGTTGCTTGGTTCTACCATTTAATTTCCTTTGTCTTTTTAGTGCTAGGTCTAATTTTAATTTACTAATACCATCTGTAAAACACACACCGTTCAAATGATCTAACTCATGTAAGAAGCACCTGGCATCGATGTCGTCTAATCTTATTATACACTGATTTCCGTCTCTGTCAAGGAATTCGACTACAATATGTTTTGGACGTTTTACCTGTAAGAATAGATTGGGGAAACTTAGACATCCTTCGTAGTCTAAAACTTGTTCTTCGTCTTCGGCTAGAATTTTTGGATTAAAAACCGCAAATGGTGTAGTTACTCCGTTTAGCTTTTCTGTTTTGATAACAAATACTCTAGCTCTAACGTCTACTTGGTTAGCAGCCAAGCCTCGTCCATTTTCTAGCATCATTAACTGTACCATTTGTTCTTCCAAATCTCTAGGGTCCATCACGGGATTTGAAAAATCAAAGTCAGGCAAGGTTTCTTTTAATATATTATTTGGATGTTTTACTAATTTCAGCATAGATATCTTCCATTTTCTTAATCATATCAGGATCAGTTACTGCTGGTATATTAACATCAATAGTTATAACAAGTCTACCAGTCCGTCCATTATTTAAATCTCTAAATCCTCGACCTTCGCTGGCAAACTCTGTGCCAGCTTGTATACCTGGTCTAATTTTTACTGGATATGAATTACCATCTAACGATTTAACAGTTTTTGTGCAACCGGTCATTGCTTCAATTAATGTTAGATCTAATCTAGTACAGAGATCGTTTCCTTGACGTCTAAAATTTTCATCATCTGAAACCATAACATTAACATTTAGGTTTCCTCTAGGGGCATCGGGTATCGTGTCATCTCCCAGTCCACCGTATCGAATAGTTTGTCCTGCGGTCACTCCGGCAGGTACATCTATTATAACCGTATTGTTTTTTCCGGATGGAGTTTTATATCTTGCTTCTAGTTGTGTTCCTAGATAGCTTTGTTTTAAATTTATTGTGATGTTGATAGTTACGTCACGGTTTCTTCGACTTCGAGCATGTGGTCGGCCAGTGAACCCTTCAAACCCAGGTCCAAAACTAAATCCAAACATTTCGCTAACATCGTGCCACCCCGGACCCATGTTTTGAGAAAATGGATTAAACCCTTGTTGAGGATTATCGTATTCGGATCTTTTTTCTGGATTGCTTAGAATGTCGTAAGCAGTTGAGATTTCTTTGAACTTTTCTTCGTTTCCGCCTTTGTCAGGATGATGCTTCATCGCAAGTTTGCGATAAGCCTTTTTAATTTCATCCTGACTTGCAGTCCGCGGAACACCTAAAATTTGATAATAGTCCATAGTAACTATTATATAGCACTATGGACATATTGTCATTCTAATTCAGGCATATCTTCGTCAATTGGCGGCCTACTAGGCATTGGCCTGCTCACAGCGGGCATAGCAGTAGCGGCTACTGCTCCACCTACCATTGCTGTTCCAGCTACTGCTGGCGCTCCGAAGCTTGGACTTTGGCGAGGTGTGCCTCCAATTCCGCTTCCGCCAAAATTACTTGTTGCTGGCGTTGGTGTTGCACCGAAGCCACCGGAACCGAAGCCACCTGTTGTCGAAGAGCCAAATGCTGTTGGGCTACTAGATCCCATTGATTGTATACCGCCATTGTTTGCTCCGTTTAGTTTTTCTTGTGTACGTCCCCATGCGGCTAGTCCAAGTACAGCACCCATTGCGATGTGGTACAATCCTGCACCTTGTAATGTTAACGGTTGCCATTGTGTTACTGGGATTCCTTTAACAGATTGTAGTAAACTCCATAGTACTGGGAATAATACAAAGTCAAAGAAACAGGTACCCATGTATAACCAGCCCATCATTGGACGCCATTTACTGTTCATCCAATCTTCTTTTTTCTTTTCTGAATCACTCATTTTTGCATAATCTTCTGCTGTTGCCATTTGTTCGCTCCTATTATATTGATTATGATATAGCTTTTGTTAAGCCCTTTGGTGCTGTCTTTTCACAGACTAATTGTGCTACGATCGGGGAAAGTACCGAACCAACAAATATTCCTACACCAGCTGGAGTGGCAAGACTCACAGTTAACATAGCAGGATTGCAGGTTGCAATAGCATTAACAATTACTCTGTTTAGCATCTTTTCGTCGACGTTGCCTTTAACGCCTGGAATTAGCAAGAACGACTTGGTAATGATTTCGCCAACAGCCATGGCCATCGCTGTATTCGATCCTTGTACAGCAATATATCCTAAGTATGTTGAACTGATAGCAGTTGATGTAACAGTACCAGGTTCTGCTGGATCTGGCTTAGGCGTAAAGTATAGAACGCATCCTGTAGTCAGTGCTAAGTTTAATCCGATATAACAGGCATTAGCATCGGCCCATTTGTAAGCTTCTGTGGCCGCAAATTCTACATATTCAACACCCTCTTTAGTATACTTGATAACTTCGCCAGTGCCTTGTTTCCAAGCATCCGAAGTGACATCAAATCCTTGCTTGGCATATTCGTTGGCATTCTTTTCACAGACTGCGGTTGTATGAGCAACGGCTTTGGTAGTATCTTTAGCTAGACTTTCTGCAAAGTCTTTAGTAGCATTATAAGCCTTGGTAGTTTCGTTGGCAACAGTATCAACTGCCTTAGTAGTTTCTTTAACTACTGGATCGACAACAGCTTTTTTAGTGTCTTTTACAGCTTTGTCCCAACTTGATTTTTTAAACGGATTAAATCCCATAATATTTCCTTAGAAGAATAAAAATAAACCATTAGCTGATAATACCAGCCCTACACCTGCTACGGCAAAACTTGCCCAGAACATTGGCATGCTAACTGCAAGGATACTTGCTGATAATACAACGATAGCAAGTTGATATGCTGTTGATGCATAGCCAATCCAGGGACTAGACTTCTTTGCTAGTTCACGATCTGCCTCCATCTTGCGAGCATTGACAGCAATCTCTTTCTTGTCTGCCTCCATACGCTCGGCTTCTGCTTTAAATTCTTTCTTCAGAGCAGGATCACTAGCGGTCTTGCTGGCAATCTCATAACTGACTAAACGATTGTTCTTTGCTTGATATTGTGCCCAAGCATTATTAGCACCTAGTGTATTGTTTAATACTGTGCTAGACAACTTGCCACCGTACCACGAGTTCACTGCTAAGAACAATGCAAATACAGAAATTACCATACCTGCTTTATCTTTGATCTTTGCTTCTCGCTCACTTCTGGAACCCGGTGCTGGTTTTGGTGTATCTGATTCTTTAGGGTCTTTGTTGATCAATTTTAGGATTGATTCGTGTAATGCCATTTATTGCTCCTTATTAATTAAATGTCAAAAATTAAAAAAACTCTTTTTTTCTTGTTTAATAAATTCTTTAGCTATCTCTGCACCTTTAGATCTAACAACAGGATCGGGACTTTGTAGCATTTCTGCTATTAAAGCACTCTTAGCCATTTTTTCCATTGTTTGATCTCTTGATACAGATTTTTGTACATCGGGGCTGATAGATGCACAGCCTGATAATATGACTAATGCTAGAAGTATTCCTACTTTCATTTTACACTTTCGTAGATTCTTTTCTGTTCGTTATACCATTCGTTCCAACCTTCTACTTTAGCAGAACATTCGTAGTATAATGAATAGTTTTCAACAACAACTTTTAACATCTCAGTTATTGCTACACGATCTCCCTCTACCTTTTTAAGGTTTTCACACTTTTCAGTTAGTGTCTTGGGAGCCTCTGGGAATTTTTGTTTTACTGGGACTGTAGCAAAGCAACCAGTTAATAACAACGGAATTAGTAGTGCAACGGGTTTCATTTTTTACCCTCCGCAGCCTTGTTTAGTTCGGTTGCTTGATTATGAATATCAATGATTTCTTTAGGAACAGGGCAGTTTTCAATGTACTTGACTATTTCTTCTTTCTTAACTACTTCTCGATCAATATACTTGATAACATCCTTGCCTTTCTCTTTGACTACTTTAGTTTTTTCAACAACTTTAATTTCAACTTTATTGTTAGCTTCTGTGGCCTGCTGTTCGGCAATCTTAACTTTTTCTTCTAGTTCTCTCGATTTTGCCTGCCATTTAGCTTCATTGGCTGCTCCACCTAAGAACCAAATACTAACAATAGTTAATACAAATCCTACAACCTTTATTGGGTATCTATATTGACTAACGAAAGGAATAAATTTTAAAATTGTGCCAGCAAAGATGCCAACAACACCAATGCCCAACAAGGCTAACCAAATCCAGTCAGGAATTAATCCAAAAATCCACATTAATTGCCACATCAGATTTTCTCCAATACAACTGCAAAGTTTTTATTTTCAAAAATAAAATTAGAACCTACTTTAGTAATATTAAAATTGCCAATGTATTTTGTGAGGAACATTACTTCAGCAATAGAATTACTTTCTAACATTATCGGTCCTTGTGTTCTTTGATACACTTCATTAGTAGGACCAAAATCTTTAATTCGCATCCTTAAAGGCTCTGCATATTTCTTTTGAAATATAAGATCCTCATTGTCTACTGAGATACTTTCAAGATAACTACGACCAAAGAAGTTTCCGAAGTTGTTTAAAGATTCTTGAGTCATCTTTGATTCATAGGTACCTTTGTCAGACGGAACAGTTTCTCTAAGAGCATCAGCAGTAGCTTCTTGACTGTGAAAGTCTTTGTGATATCTAAATCTAAACCCTTCAATGTTTGTAAGTTGTTTTACACCGTTCAATACTTCGATGATTTGATCTGCTATTCTTCTATTTCTTTCGATTTCTACAAAAACTTTATAACGACCGTCACTAAGTTCTCCAGGAGTGGCATCTGCATCTAACACAAAGTCATAGCCTCTCTCAATAAAATTTACAAGGTCTTTAGCCGGATCTTGTTGCTCGACTGTGAAAGATAAGACTACGATATCTTTATCAGACCCCATCTTTGATTGATAGTTGTCAACTTCAAATATGTTGCTGACAAGATCTCGAAGGTCTCCAGCCAATAGACTTTCATTAAGCTGTTGCACTTGGTGCTCCTTCTGTTGGTGCTGCCGCAGGAGCTGCCGCAGGCGGTTGAGCTGCCGCTTGGTCTGCAGGTTGTGCAGGCGCCGCATCTACTCTTTCATTTCTTCCAATGCCCATATCTTCTTTCATCTTACCCATGTAACCGTTGAAAATATCTCCAACTAATTTCTTAGGCATCGTGATTTCTACTAACCACACTGGTGTGCGATCTAACTTACCTTTCTTAGTTCCGGGTCTTAGATCATCCGGGCTTTTAATTTTTCTAGGTTCGAGCAAGTGTGTTTTTTCGTACCTAACTTTACAACCGTAATCTAACAGCCTTTTAGCAGCCATAGGATCAGGCATTTTTTCACGTGGCCACATAAAACTAGCAGTAATCCAGTAGCGATCAACCTTAGGTCCTTCCGCTAGTTCACCGTCCTGCCAGTTTTTATATACGTACATATCCATCTCATCTAGTACTCTTTCAAAGTCTTTGAGTACAGATAAGCTAGAATTTGTGCTGTAGATTGATTCTACGTTTTTAATGACGTCTAAAATATCGCGCATTGTTAGTTCCAAGAAATTTCTATACTTATTTAGCTAGTCGTAAATCATATGTTATCGGTTTACTTTAGTCCAAAAGATATAAGTAATTGTGTAGGACCACTGTAGTAACTGGGCGGTCGCTACAAGGGTCCTACTTTTATAGTGGGAGACAACCTTAATGAGTAAAAGAGTGAAGAAACGTTTTACTTCAGACGTGAACGTGATTGATTTTCATACATATCTTCCTGCGAAGAAGCAGAGGGTAAATCTGTTACCTCGCAACAAACACCAAGAAACTTATCTATTCAAGCTAAACGACGATAGCAAAAATATTCTATTTGCTATTGGTCCTGCCGGCACGGGCAAGACTCTGCTAGCTGTACAGATGGGTATCAAGTTGTTTCAAGAAGGTAAAGTGGATAAGATCATAGTCACGAGACCCGCCGTTTCAGTTGATGAAGATCTAGGATTTTTACCAGGTACGCTAAATGAAAAGATGGCACCCTGGACTAGACCAATCTTTGACGTACTAGGAGAGTATTATCAGCAAAAAGACATAGAAAACATGCTCTATGAAGGAGTCATAGAGATAAGCCCACTTGCGTATATGCGCGGCCGCACGTTTAAGAATGCTTACGTTATAGCGGACGAAATGCAAAATGCTACACAAAACCAAATGAAAATGTTACTAACTAGATTAGGAGAAAATTCTAAAATGGTAGTAACAGGTGACTTGGCACAAGCCGACAGATTAAAAGACAACGGCTTGATAGACTTTATTGACAAAATCAAAGGTCACAGATATCAACATATAGATGTTGTACATTTCGATAGCCATGACATCGAGCGTCACGATGCTGTTAGAGAGGTATTAGAAATCTACGGAGATTAATCTACCTTATATGGAAGTTCTACATCGTGTTCATCCACGGTGTAGGACTTTTTATCTTTCATATATTTGACCCAAGTATTAAAAGTCATATCATACATATATGAAAGTCCGTTGTATCTCTTCCATGTAGTTGGTCCGGATTCTCCGGTATAGGCTACAATTGGTTCTCGTTTGATAGGGATAACCTGTACTAAAGGTTCACCCATCTTAATCAATACTGGTTTGTTTTCCTTCAGCATAACATTGATAGGGTTTCCCACAGCACCAACATCGTGGTCTACCCATCCAGGAACAGCTTCCCAGTTGCGATCTTCGTCGTAGAAATACATAGGTTGATACAGTAGGCTATATCCCGGAGCCGCCCACATCTTCCATGGATTATCTAATTTTGCTACCATCCTTACTGTAAATTTTTTAATTAAAAAATCTTGTAGTTGATCAATTGGATGATGCCCTGCACGAAACTTTTTACTGCTATATCGTTGTTCGACAACCATGCCATCGGGGGAGGGTGTTAGTTCAATATCGCACCAAGCTGGAATAACAAATCCTGCAGAACAGTAATCAATAATACCTGGGCATGACTTTACAGTTTTAATACTGTCAATTGGATATTTTTCCTGCTTGACATAGGTCTGCATATCTTTAAATTTCTTTGGTAAGAAATTTTTTGCGGGCTGTATGGGTGCATATTTTCTAATAGCCCAGTCTTCGCAGGTAAAAAATATTTGATGTTCTTGTTTTTTCTTAAACGGCCACATTATTCGTCCTCTAATTTTTCTACTTCTATTCCCGATTGCCTAAGGAATTCAATACCTTCAGTGCTTCGATAAGCCATACCAAAATAAACACGCTTAATGCCGCTTTGATAAATGAGCTTGGCACAATCCAGACAAGGGCTATGAGTAATGAATATATCAGCACCAAGCCCAGACTCCGAGCTACGTGCAAGTTTTGAAATCGCGTTGCTTTCCGCATGTAATACCTCTGGTTTGGTTTTTAATCGATATCTGTATTCTTCTTCAGCGTCTTCGTTGTATTCAACATGAGGCCAACGTTCATAAATTTCTTCGGGACTTAACCAACCTCCAGCATCGCGATCCATCCATTCTTTATCCTCGCAGTTGTTATCCCAACCTGCGGGCATTCCATTGTAACCAATACTAATAATACGATCGTCTTTGACAACGATAGCACCTACATGTAGCCTACGGGCATGTGAAAGTTCTGCGAATGTTTTCGCAGTTTTCATGTATGCACGTTTAAGTTTTGTTTTCATTCTATTGGATTGCCTTCGTCGTCTACTTCTATCCAAGTATAATCGCCTAACCATTTTACCCTACAGATATAATTATACCAATCCGGCGCACTAGAAGACCAGTCATGAGGTCCGTGCATGGTCAATATAGTACCGCCCTTCCATGTATCAAATGCTAACCAGTAGCATTGACCGTGGGCGATCTGAAATTGATATTTTGCGGCATGTACCCAATCTGTAACTTCTAGTCTTCGTTTAATACTGGCGGCTTGTTTTTGTAGAACCGCAACTAATTCCATAATACGGTTATATTCTTGTTGCCCGTGCATGCGAGCAACATTAATCATTATATCCTTTTGTCTCTCAACGGGTATAAGATCAAAGGCAGGTGCTCCTATGTCTGTAGGATAGGGAGTAACATTTTTATTAAAAAATGCAACAAGACTAGTACCAATTTCTGCATCGAAACTGTTTTGACCTTTAGCAGAATTTGGAGTTTCTTTTTTATCCATTTAGGTGAGAAAGACGAATTAGCGTTGCCGCGAGGTTAATTTCCGGATCAATGACCAATGTGTGATCAACAAGACCTTGCTTGATAATAAGAATAGCTTTGTCTTGTTTCTCTGTGTCTCCAAAAATGGCAATGTTATCGTAGAGCCATCTATAAATTTCTTCCATCTCCTCTGGGCGAGCCTGACCGCAGACGAGTTTACGGGCCTCGCTAATCTTGCCCTTCTTGAACAGCTCGACCATTTCGAGCTTGTAATCTGCTTCACTGGTATCTCCTTTTTCTGGCATGTGCAACTTGCCATCTAAACTATTCATCTGCACTAGATTAATACATTTGCGAAGGTCTGGATATGTGGCTTTAACGAATGTATCTAATGTGTCAAGATCAAATTCAACACTTTCTTCTACTAAAATAGTAGCCACTCGAGCAGTAAACTCGTTGAGATCAACTCGCTCGACATGAAATCCTTGACAACGACTATGGATCGCCGGAATGATACGATTAGGGTAGTTACAGGTTAAAATAAATCGAGCAGTAGTGTGATACTCTTCCATAACTCCACGCAAGATAGCCTGTGCGTTTGGAGTCAAATAATCAGCTTCGTCGAGCAACACAATCTTAAAATCACCGAACGGAATCATACGCACAAAGTTAGTGATCTTATCGCGAATAGTTTCTGCGTTGTTTTCACGACTAGCGTTGATCTCCATGATGTCTAGATCATTGATCTCTAACTCGTTAAACAAGATTTTAGCAAGTGTAGTCTTGCCAATACCTGCATTGCCACTTAACAGCAAGTGAGGGATGCTTCCTTCTTTGATCCAACGCTGTACTTGTTCTCGTTGATGTTCGTCTCTGAATACATAACCGTCAACTGTTTTTGGTCTGTACTTTTCTGTCCATAATTCTTTCATTTGCCTTTTCCTTCTAATATTTTTTTAGTCTTGAGATATACATTATGAAATGTCCAAGGATAGTGAAAGAAACTATTAAATTTCTTTTGATCCATTTCTATAAGTTCTAACTCTAATTGTACAGCCTCTAGGGGAATAAATTGAGCCATTGGTTGTCCAGCTGAAATAAACAGTTCTTTGTGTCCTCCTGCAACTGGACTTAGGAACATATTAATATGTGCCGCACCTTGATACTTAAACTCTAAAACACCTGGAGGTATAACATAGTCTTGATGCGTAGATCTATTCCATGCACAATCCATCATTAAGAAAGGTACCGGACGATCTGTTTCAAAGAACCACGGATTGATAAGTTTAGCATGTGTCCAACCCTTAAATCCTTCTCCTACCTGTTCGGGAGGATGAGAACGATTTAGCTCGTCCATTTGTGCGCCAGGTGCATCAATACTGATTAGATTTTGATCTGACCATGTTATGACATGCTCTCGCCACATGGGAACAACGAATCCTCGTTTGAACAAATCGTTAATACCAGGGCAGACTTTAGAAGTGGGAATCTTTCTTCCCATTCCAACATCTACAAATGTAGGAAGATTGTTCCACCATTCCGGGTAAAATTTTCTAGCTTCCTCAACTGGAAACAAATCCATGAGATTTTTACTAGCGTTATAACACCTTACTTTTAGTTTAGGTGATTTTTTCCAAAACAACATTATACTATCCTTTTGAGAAATTTCTCTGATTCTACGTCCACTACACGCTGTCTTAATTCAGTAGTGGAAAAAGTGTGCTGACGTTTGTTAAAATAAAATTTTATGTTTCGATCAATACATTCTTGTCTACCAGTGAACCCCTTATGTTCGTATTCTTCTCCTAAAATACGAAGGTTGATAGGATATGACAGCAGAATATCTATTAGTTCTTTTTCTGTGGAATACGGAATAATTTCGTCCACATACTTACAGGCCTCTAATTGTACAAACCGTTCAAACATACTTTGAACTGGTTTATTTTTTGTATCAGGACGATCGATAGTTGGATCAGTCTGTAATCCACAGATCAAATAGTCGCACTGTGATTTTGCTTCTTTAAGCATTATGATATGACCTGCGTGGAACAAGTCAAAAGTTGAACAAGTAAATCCTATTTTCATAATAATCCTTTAACTTATTATAGAGGTTAAAAAAGGGTCCGTCAAGACCCTTTTTAGCCAGAATAGATTTTTTATCCTTCAAAGCCCTGTTTTAGTAACGATTCTTCTTTGCTAGTAAAGTTTTTAAGATTAGGTGGTTCCCAACCTAGTGGCTTCAAGACCTTGCCATCCTCACGCTTGCGAACCTTGCCAGTTTCTTTATCAATCTTAGCAAAGTTGGTACGCATAACTTCTTTCCATCCGCCTTCGCCATCGAACCCGGCGCTATGGATAGCGCCAGTTGTGACAACAATAAAATCGAGCAGTGCATCTAATTGTTCTACACGATCTCCATTGTCTAATGCTAGCTTTAGTTCTTTCCATTCCTCTTCCATAAGGTCGAGGTAGAGTTTGTACTGTGATTCGTTGTGTTCGCCCACTGTTTGATCGCAGGCCTTCATGAATTTTTCTTGATCTCTAAACGGATTTGTCATAGTTTTGCCATATAAATGTCTGAAGGTTTTTCGTCTGATTGTAATAAAATGTTATCAGTGTCTACTCGTCGTATTACTAATTCTTCGCCTGATTCATCTTTAACTTTGATCCCACGAGTCCAGCGTCCGTGTTCTACGTAGATCCATTCTCCCACTTGTACATCTTTTTGTTCTGGACCAATGGCATAGACCTTGCCCCATCGTGGTCTGATACCAGTATCTTTACCGTCCTGGCTAGGTAATACAATACCTGATTCTGTTTTAACTTCATCAAACTCCATGTCTGTGATTAACACATGATCACGAATAGCTCTAATTTTTCCTTCAACGGGGGTATAGCTCATTAAGCCTCCAAATCTTCCTCACCAAATGGATCCTGATCTTCAACTGTCTTAGTTTTTGAAACCGCAGTCTTTTGTTTTGCAGGAACAGCATCTGGATGTTTACTGTAATATTCTGACATTACGTCTTCACGCTTTTTGATGATTTTACCACCAGGTCCTAATTCGTCCCCTCGGGCATTAACTCTTGCATTTCCTACAGCTAGAGTTAGTTCGTTTTTAGCTCTTAGTTTATCTAAGTCAATTTCTTTGCCCTGCATTGATTTATAAACTTTGCGAGCGGCTGGTTTCATTGCCATAATAATCTCCTTATGGTTATATATGTACTTATCTCAGGAATTCACGCCAGTCTAAATTATATTTCATACTGTCAATTTTATGTACTCCTAGCAAAAAAAGCACATAACTGGCTACACTAGATCCTCTACCTACACCCCATATAGTGTTATTTTCTCTAAGGGTGTCAACAACGTACTTTAAAACACGTAATAATCCAATCATATTTCGTGCTTCAAATTCTTTTAATTCTTCGTCAACTCTGGCGATTTCGTTAGGATTTGAACAAAGGCTTTTTACATAATCAACAATGTTGAAATTTTTGTAAGATTCGGGAATAAACCAATTAGCCTGACATGCTGTATCAAATTCTTTAATATCAACAGAGTCGGGTATTTGAGTAGACAGTATTAGTTTAATATCTGATAATTCTTTGAGTTTCTCAACATCGGTACTAGCATCTGCAATAATATTGCCAAGAGAATTGAGATCACCCTTGTATAATAACTCAAAGATGTCAGCGTCTTGAAATATTGGATTACTGTAATAGTCAGATTTCATCTAACTATTTTAGTTGACTTTGATCAGTTCGTCAAGTCCTTTGTCGCGTTTTTGGAATTCTTGTTGCCAAAGTTTAGCTCTACGAGATCGTAACTCTTCTTGGTATATGTCTAAGAAAAGAGTGATCTGCTGTTGAATAGCTGGATTGTGTGATTGCCAATATTTTTTGCTGAGATCTTGAATTCTTGATTCGATCTCAGCATCTTTTAATTTGGAAAAATCTTCAGCTAATGGATGCATTATACAAACTCGCCGATATAGTTAATAAACACAGTTGAACCGTTATCAGCAGACCATGCTTCAACAAAGTACGAGCTGTCGCCCACTGCTAGTTCAATTGGTAGAGATTCCGCATTGGTTTTTATAGCCGCACCGCCGGGAGCAGTAAAGTCAATGGTTACAGGTGACGAGGAAATGTTTTTAAGTTCTAAACGAATCTTAGTCCATAAAGATCCGTCAACTGGCCAACCGCTAAGTGTTATCGTTGTCGACGAATTAAAACTCAATAGATGATATTCTGCATCGGCTAGAGAAATAGTATTGTCATCAGTGGCTGATCTTACTGTTCCGTACACTTGTCGAGTTTCTACATTAAAAATGATACTCCCGTTTAGGTCGTTGGCAGCAGGGCCTCCGTCGACACCTAATTCAGCTGTCAGCACCGATTTAGTTTGAAGATCAGTTAACTCACTAGCCGCAGTAGCTAGGCCATCTTTGATATAAGAGAAATTATCCCTAAATCCTTGGCTGTTATTGTCTTGTCCCGCTACCGGGTAATTTTCATCTATAGATTCGTATGAAATAGCACTTGTCATGATATTGTTGTCCTGTCGTTTCTAAACACGAGATATTTATCTGTGTTATCACCGGTGACAGAATCTATTATGTATCTGTCAATGGTGTAGTCAATTTGGCTAAAATCAAAAGCCTTATTCTTGATATTTAATATAATATCGTCAGCTCTTCCTGGTTTGCAGTAGCATAGGGGTATAGCTGGGGTGTAGCCAAGTTCTTGGACCGAACCGTCTTGTATGGTTCTCATCCAAAGAGGTAGATAATTACGTTCAGTTAGCCCTAACTGCTCGATCCTATATCTCCATAACGAAATACTCGATGGCTGTTTTAATATAGTTTTTGGGTCACCTGCAAACATGTCGCTTCTATCTGCACTTACAGAAAACGGTTTTGGCTCGCCCCAGTTCCTAATTGAATAATCATAGGGGCCGCCGTAGAATATATTAGTCTGATCAACAGTGATAGCAAAAGGACTAAATTCGGTAGCAGTCGCTGGATCTAGATATACTCCGTCTTTTTCTAGCGGGTCGATCATTTCAATGTAGACCACTTCGTAGACTGTATCTGTTGTACCTGGAAGATTAGCCTTGGCTTTTTTAATATCACCGAATATAAATCGTTTTTTCTTGTGATTTTGGCCAATTACTGAAACATACTGTGCGGCAGTTTTAGTTTCGATACCGCCATATACTAACATTTTTAAATCTGGTTGCACACCAAAGTTCGGATCACTTGGTCTATAAATTGCGGTGATGTCAAACACATCAGCATCAGTGATGAACGACTTAAACAAGGTTCTCTGATCTTGTTTTAAGAAAGGTCTCGTAAAGATATTGCTGTAAAGTCTATCGTTGGGTGTTTCTATAGTTAGAGTAAATGTCTGTGATATAGCACTATAGCCTGCGATGTCTCTAGCTAAAATCGTAAACACATAAACTTTGTCAAAGGTAGTTTCGTTTACATCAAAGGTTAGATCTCCGCCATCGAAAGTAATTATTCCAGGATCTTCAACAGAACCAAACTGATTCACTTTACCTACGATTTCGCCGTCGAGATTTAGTGTTAATCCTGGAGGTAGAGATCCACTTTGTATAGTATAGATAATCACAGAATCTACAAGAGTGCTGGTAGCTGTTACAGATAAGTTGCTGATGTAGTTAGCCCCAATGGATCCGAGATCTTCACTAGTAGTCCAAGACATCACACTATCGACTTCACCGATGACTTGAACAGTGAACGTTCTTTTACTAATAGCAACTTCTTCGGTTTCGCTAAGGCGTGTTGCAGTCACGGTAAATCTATAAGTTTTAGTGATCGCTGGTTGATAAGGAATCACCCCGAACACTTCTGCTGAGCCAGGATCAAATTGCATACCCGGTGGCAATCGACTAGCAGTCAGATCTGGATTTGTAGTATCTAAAGAGTAGACAACTGGTCCTAGATCTAAGTCTTCGTAGGTTTCTAATTTAAATGTTTGGTAATTGTTAGCTCGTCTAATTCCTAGATCCGCCGGAGTCACCCATATAGGAGCACGTACATAAGTTATGTCAGCAGTAAATACTCCTGTTCCCGAAGTAGTGATAACGTTGTCAGCTCTAAAGAAATCATCACCGACGACATATATTCTAAATTTTCTTTTTGTTACAGAATCACCGTCTGTTACTGTGACGATAAATTCGTAGTTTCTGTTTAATTTTTTTGGACTCTGACTAGGTGCGCTAAAATCATAGATGCTTAAATCATATACATAACTGTCATAACCGTTTGATGATCTATAACCGAAATCGTAGGCAACTGTATCGTAGAGACCTGTGTCAAAGAATCCGTTACCGTCATTTAGGCCGATAGCTAGTGCTGGCTGCACCCACCCAACTATTCTTCCTGAATCTGTTAATACCAGACCCGGAGGTAATTCTCCGTCATCACTGGCTATGAAAAATTTTAATTCTTGCCCGGCCGCAGTGTCTCGATCGATCACTGACAATTGGAAATCTATGTATGAACTATCTAAAATATAATAAGCATCATTTGGACCAATGGGCAACGACCCGTCAGCGGTTAACCATGCTGGTTCGTCTGGACCTTCAATGGTTATTATAAATGTTCTGTCTGAAATTTGACCATTGTAAGAAGCACGTATAACAAATTTGAAATCAGTTGTCCTTGCAACTTCAAACGGTGTTCCAACGATCCTATCTTCGTCTATTCGAAGTCCTGGCGGCAAAGATCCAGTGATAACTTGGAAGGTAACTAGGCTACTGTCGTCAAACGTATTTTCATAGGTTATCGGTAAAGCTAGATCCACAACACTTCGTTCGTTGATAGTTCCAAGGCTGTATCCTGATTTTTCTGTCCATATTGCCAGTGCCATTGTTTTACCTAAAATTTATATTCAATAAGGAAACACTTCCAGAGGTCCTTACGCCGACTTCGCTGTTGTAAGGCATGTAAAGATATCTTGTTGGACCGCCTCGTATAGATCTTTGATTAGTATAATCATTGTCTAGGCCAGTATCATACATGGTACTAGTAACAGTACTATTGTGTACTAGTGTCTTTAATTGTTCATTGCTGGCCTGAGGATATAATTGTAGGTATAATGCGCCAACACCACAGACCTGAGGACTAGCCATGCTAGTTCCGCTGATGTTTGTTTGTTTGTAACTACTGTTTAGGTAATACGATAATGCACCAAACGCATTAGTGGTGCTACAAGAACTCATGATGTCTGAACCTGGCGCATAGATGTCAACGCCCGGACCCGATTCGCTAAACACACTCTTTTGATCTAATGCTGAGGAATAAGAAGTAGAGTCAATGCTGCCTACCATAAATGCTTCTGTACTGTAAGGACTAGATCCTCTATGGTAATAAACATTGCCATACAAAGAGCTAGTATAATAGTTGTCGTAGTCAAGACCTCCGGATACATCTATCTTTTGATAACTGTTACCTGCCGCAATACAAACATGGACTCCTTCGTCGATTAATTCCTGTAGATCGGAATCAACTGATGAAACTCTTACAGAGTGTCTGTATCCAAATAACGAGGAAGAACCGATCATACCTTTGCTAGTGTCTCTAGATGTTCCAGTCCATGTGACTCCTCTATAAGAACCACCCGTGATGTTAGAAAAATACGAGCCATATCCCCAGCTCATGTTTACTATAGTAGGTCTTTTGTAACCAGTGACTGGATCGACAGGTTTATTTCTGTGCCATAATTTGACAACATCAAAACAGTCGGTGATGCTAATACCAGTACCTGTATCACCGGAGCCTTCTAAACCATTGACCTTTAAAGAATATATCCTAGCGTTCTTGGCCCATCCGTAGGTTTTTCCAGCTACGATTCCGCCAACGTGTGTTCCGTGTCCGTCGTAGTCTCTATAGTGATTAACTGATTGTGTTCCAGATACACCGCTAGCAGAATACCAATCTATTAATTGCACTCTGCTTGTACCATTGGCATCTGTGAATTCTGGATGATCGACTTGCAGTCCAGAATCGTGGATGACAACATCAACGCCTGTACCGTCGAGAGTGTAAGTGTAGTCACCGGAAACTGTTGTAGAAGTTCCGTAGGGATTACTCTGCGAAATACAACGTCTTAACCCCCAATTGACATAGTTTCCACTGTCACTGGTTGTTTTAGTAAAATTTGAAGACTGTCTAGCATTGTGTCCAATAACTAGATCGTCACGCTGTTGTGGCGGAATCTCAACACCAAATACTCTTGGATCTTGTCGTAGTAATTCTGCTTCACTGTCAGTTAGAGCGTAGTGACAACTACGCAGACTAGCATCTCTATTGTTTACAATATCGACTCTGCGACTAGGAACAAACCCGTCCTCGTCTGATGCATTTTCAATCTCGTTCCAAAATGCATCATAGTCAACACCTTTTTTAAGACTGACAATGTATTCTTTTTCCATAATATTACCAAGTTGTTAGTGCTGAACGTTTCCATGTATTGGTTGCAGTACAGACATAGACATAGTCCGCATCCCATGCAATAGTTCCTCGAACTCCGGTTGAACTTGCTGTTGCAGGAGGAAGAGATGTTTCTAAAATTAGTGGTCCACTCTTAATAGTGATAGGATTGCTGCCAGTGCCGGAATCAATATCGATTGGTCCGACTGATGATAAACTCATAACACCTAGAGAAACTAAACTAATACTTGTTCCTGATGAAATTTCTAAATCATCTAGAGCACCGATTAAATGTGGTCCAGTACCGTCAAGAGTAATACCACCACCGTCGGTGATAACAATGGTTCCACTTAATGAAGCAGTCGGTCCGCCCCATACACCGTTTTGATAAAATTCAACTGCATTTGTTGTGCTGTTATAGATTGCATCACCGTTTGCGGCAACCAGCGCATTTCTTTCTGTGCTACTGTAGCTCTTAAGTCTTAAGGTTCCACCAGTAATTCTTACAGCAACACCTGCATTTAGATCGATAGTAGTAGCTGATGTAATTTCTGGAGTACCAACAGATGTGCTAACGAATTCTTCTGCATATACTGTATTAGAAACTCTAAGATCATTATCGACTAGAACATCGGAATTAAAAACTACTGCCGGTGTAAAGCTAATACCTGAAGAATCTGTAGTATCAATATTTGATCCGGTAAATGTAACCGACCCAGTTCCAGATCCACTTACACTAGTCCACGATAAAAGTCCAGCACCGTTAGTGGTAAGAACTTGACCATTGGTTCCGTCTGTGTTTGGATATTGTAGTCCTTCAATGATAACCTTTCCAGAACCGTTAGCTCTTAATTCTAAGTTAGCATTTGACACATAAGTTGATATGTAATTACCGCTAAGTCTAATTTGACCGTTATCAATGTTACCACCAACTACAGCATTATTTGTAATGTAAACATCCTGCTGATTATTAATAACCATAGCAGTCGCAGTAACACCGTTTATGTCTGTAGTAGAGAATCTTATTCTTCCCGGGACTCGACCAGTACCTGGCGCACCGTTGACTTCGCCTCTAATAAACGCGGCAGTCTGCAAGGCTGTTCCGTCATAGCCCTGGAATCTAACAGTATAGAGTGTATCGTTATTTTGAACAGTAGTTGGTGCGCTAGAACTTCCTCTGTGTTTAGCAAAGGTAAAGTTGCGGCTAGATGAGTTACTAGAATAATGATTATGTGTCTCGTCAGTGTTGGTAAACACTAGACCAGAAGGTGCGGCGTCGAATATAACACCCTGCGTAAACTTAACAGTCTGATCTGATTCAACAACAAATGCTGTAGTTAACGCACCAGTGGTTGCATTAGCAGTTAAGAATCTCAATCTGCCTGGTACTTTACCAGTTGATACTGTTCCGGACACTTCAGTTCGTACAGCACTAACAGCTACATCATCTGTACCGTCAAAAGCTGTGTATCTTAGATCAAATAGTTTGTCGCCGTTGGCAACAGTTAGTGGTGCGCTCAGCGTTCCTCTTGATCTATTAAGAGTGAGTAAACTTGGAGTTTCTGCACTAGTAACTGATGACTTTAAAAAAGCTAGACTAACGCCGGAGGCACCGTTTAGGATTCTGATCCTGTTACTGGTATTATCTGATTCGTCACCGAAATCGATGACTCTTGATTTAATTCTTAAATCAATATCTGTAGCAGTTTCGATGAATGCATCTGTGGTATAAGCATACATTCTTAACTTTTCAGCACCAAGAGCTGAAACAGTTAACGGAGAATCGACATCAAGTACGTCACCATCCCAGGTCACTGCACTTACGCTATCAATTTCTGCACCGTTGACAGGATAAAATGCTAATTGTTCCGCAGTTCCGGTGTTGATGTAACCACTTCCGCCACTACCTGTGACTAGTGTTCCGCCAGCAGTGGTACCGTCGCCGACGTACAGTCTTTTCTGATCAGTAGTATAGAGAAGCTCACCTTCTGCAGGTGTAAAACCTAATCTGTCTGATTCAAGGCCTCTTCTAATTTTTAAAGCCATTGTGTTCTCCTAAATCCTTAAAATGTTCCTGCATCTAGCGCAAATTCTAAAGGCTCGGTAAATGTACCAAAGTCTAGGTCTCCACCTAGTTCAATAGTTCCGCCGCCCGTGCCACCTACTACAGTAGCATTTAATGTGATATTTTGACTTCCGTCGACTGTAGCTGAACCAGTGACGTCCCCAGCTAGAGTTAATGTTCTTGGAGTTACCCATGCAGATGCAGTAGATGCATTACCTGTTAACTCGCCAATGATAGAACCAGTTCCTTGTATATTAAACCCGTTAAGGTTTAAATTTCCTCCTAGTTCAGGACTAGTATCCTCGACTAGATTGTTAATAGATGCTGGGGGTATTTCTCGTGGGCTTGCTTCAACCCATACAGATCCGTAACGTATGTATAATCGCCCGTCGACTGTGTTCCACCATAGTTCGCCTTCTTCTACGCCCGAAGTTGGTGGAGTAGAACCAACGTTAGCTCCATACAAAGAACCAAAAAGTTCAGATAAATTAGAATTAACTTTCTCAAACGCCGTGCGAAGATCGTCACCTGTGCCGTCGTTAGCGTATGTTCCTAGATTAACAGTCTGTAATGCCATATCTCGCTCTCATTATAGTATATTTAGCTGGTTCGCACTTTTGCTAAACCTAGCAGGCTTAAAGTGCGTATATAAAACCATCCTAGATCAAATTCCCAGGGTTTTGCACTTAGTTTAGCACTAGCTGGTGCAAGATGATGATTGTTGTGCAATTCTTCACCACCAATAATAATGCCCCAAGGACTGATGTTACGGCTAGCATCTTTAGTTTCACCGTTGCGATATCCCCACCAATGTCCGATACCGTTTACTACTCCAGCCGCCCAAAACGGAATCCATAGCATTTGTACAGCCCACACTATTAAGCCCCACGGTCCAAAGAACAGTAGATCTATGATCAGCATTAGAAGAATACCGAGGCGGCTATGTGAGCTGTACAAATTCCGTTCAATCCAGTCACTAGGTGTGCCTATACCGTACTGTTCCACCATTTCGCGATCTTTACTAGCGGAATGATAAAGTCCGGCACCTTTGAAGAACACACGCTTGATGCCATAGACTAAGGGACTGTGCGGATCTCCCTCTTGATCTGTAAATCTATGGTGTTTGCGGTGTATGGCAACCCATTGTTTTGTAACCATTCCTGTAGTTAGCCACAGCCAAAAACGCATAAAGTGTGCAACTACTGGATTAAATTCTACTGCTCTGTGTGCTTGACTGCGATGCAGATAAAGTGTAACACAGGCAATGGTAATGTGCGTGAGCACTAGTGTCATTAAAAATATTATCATCTAGTATTTAACCCTATAAATATCCGTATGAATGTGCATACAGATCCTTATTGGACCACACTAAAGTGGCCTGCGGCCCCTAATAACAACGATTATTCAGTATTTGAACACTACTGTACTGGAAGTGTTCTACTATTAGGTAGCACACAGTTACTTCTGCCATTAGCAGATGAAGCTTGGGATTTAGAACCCAAGTACAATAATCCCAAAATTAAGAACCGTGATTGGTTTACATTAGATGAACACTGGGACACAATTATAGTAGATGGTGCTCTAGCATTTGGTGAAGATTACTGTAAAAGATTGCTAGAAGTTGTGCTACCTAACTGTGATAGGTTTGTAGCCCGTGCGTTCTTAAATCCTAACTGGCCCACAAAGTATGCCTGTTACTTCCCCCGTGCTAATGATCTAACACCCGAGCCAAAAGAACACCCTATTAACGAAGTTTACACATTTTACATATGGAACAACCTACAATCCTAGCCATGTACTCAGGCGGCTTAGACAGCCTGGGTATGATATACAAGTTACTCACCGAAGATGAATATAAAGACTATGCTGTCCATATACATCACGTACATAACAAGAATATAGAACTTAGAGATCGTGCTGAAGGCATTGTAGTTCCTATGGTTCTAAAAGAACTTAAACGCCTAGGGTTTAAGTTTGACTACAGTGAAAGCGAAATAGGTACACAACCTTATGGACTTAACTTTTTATACGACAGTGATACTATGAACTTCTTTGCTGGTTACATCTGTTCAGCAAATCCTAACATAGTAAAAGTTGCCATGGGTATGCAGGCCAACGATGGTAATCACGCACTTGAAGAACGCCGTAAACGTGCTGACAAAATACTGGCCGCGTTCACACCTGTAAGTAAAATCTATCCTGTACTGGATATGACCAAGCGTGAGATTTATGACAGCCTACCAGACACATTGAAGAATATGTTTTGGTCCTGCCGTCGTCCAATCTACACAGAAAAAAATATCGCACCTTGCGGAAGATGCGATACTTGTCGTAAACTCAAAGAACAGGGTATTCGTTAAGTTAGTCCGTAAACAGTCTTAGTGTCGTTGTAAGTAGATCCTGGAATATAGGAACTGCCCGTAACATCTCCTAGTTTTCCAGCAAACCTAACATTACTTGTCATATAGGTTGAGCATTGAGCACCAAATAAGAAGTAGGAAGTAGTCGGGGCTTGTCGAGTTACATTGGTTAAGTGAGGGGGATTACCATTTAATGCAACACCTATCTCAGTAGCACCGTTGTTGTAATAAAAATACAAATGATTCCATGCGTTTAGTGTAACAGACTCTGTAGTAGTAACGTAGGTGATATTTCCTCCATTCCATACTCCTGCGTTGATATTTCCTGATAGACCTATTTCAAGAGCATTGTAAAAGTAAACAGTATTTTCAACAGGACCGCCTTGTTCAGTCATTAGTCCCACATGGTTGCCGGTAGGATAAAACCATATGTTAAAATAAAACGAAGCAATACCGTGCCCTTGTGTTGAAATATAGTTAGTTCCACTAAAGACGTGTACATTTTTAGTTGAATTATTTGGCATCAGCAGTGATGTCAATACTGGATCAGTACCACCGCTTGGTCTGGTATAAGATTCGTTTGTAATGTCCCAGACGTAATCTCCAACTGCTCCGTCTGCTACAGGCCCTCCCAATGTAGACGTCATCAATGTTTGTATAATACTCATCCTAGTTCCTTAGTCGTTGATGTAAGTGTCGCTAGGACCACTGATCATCCAAACTTGTCCGTCTTGGCTACCATTATCATAGTTGTGTCCATCTTCTATTTTGATCAGTGTTACCATACTGCCCGTACCGCTGTCTGGAATACCCCACGATGGATATTCTAGATTTCTACCAGCACCAAGGATTGTACCTGTTGTAATAGGTCCGCCATCTTCTAAACTTACATAACAATCCTCGCCTGCACGGTTAACAATAGTAAATGTAAATCCTACAGGTAAACTCTTAGACCACCATCCTGGGATATAAACAGTGCCGCCGTTGTTTCTAAAGTAGATGTGCTTGCCACTGTCGTTGACAGTAATATAATAGTCATTGTCTGCTCTAATCTGCGGAACTTGATCTGCGGCAGTGATCTGTTTAGTACCATCACCAAACACTAGTCCACCGTGGTTAAGATCTACCATCTTGTGTAGATGTTGTGGTAACGAATCCTGAGGATCTCTAGTAGCATATCCTCTAAGGTCAGCAACGGCTGTGATGTTTTGCGGCTGTTCCGACGCGGTAAAACTGCCGCCTGTGAATGTAGTTAATTCTCCGTCTTTTATTCTACCCTGGCTGAAACGGAATGCTCCCATTTGAACAAACTCACCTTCTCCACCTAAGTAGGCAAATCCGTCTGTGGGGAAACTGGCCCATAAGCCGTTGTGGTAGTTATCGTCTGTTTCATTGGTGTAACCCGCTACTATTAACTGATCACCGTGGATACTGCTCCAGCGATTGCCGTTGGTGTTGCCTAGGTAGGAACTGTCGTTACCGCTTAGACATCTACTCCATATTAGATTACCATTTGAATCTAGTTTAGTCACAGTAAATCCAGTATTAGACCAATTAGGATTGTCATCGCCTAAATCAAGTGTGACATAGATATTGTCGTCACTGTCTACTTGTACATCACAGTTGTCGTCCAGCCAATTTCCCCAGTTACCGTCACCGTAGAATTTCTTCCAAACAACTGTGCCGCTTGAAGTCATTCTAGCAACAAATTGTTGAGGTCTAGAAAGACTAACAACATATTCATAACCAGAAACTACAATGTCGCTAGTGCCTATTGTGGCTACACCAGTAGCATAGGCATCTACTTCATCACTGTTAAGATACTTGCTAAAGTCAATAGTACCATCGCTAGTGGCAAACTTGACCACTAGACTTTGACTATAACCAACTTCATAATATCCATTACCTACAGCGTATATACTATCACCGTTCTTGCTGTAAACAACTGCTTGGAATAGATCGTTGACGCCGCCGCCAATGGCTTTGTTCCAGTCTGGGGTCCATACAAAGGCTTCACCTTGTAGGTTCAGTTTCATTGACCAAGAACCGCCAACTGTGGTAAAGTCAATGCCGTCAACACGGATTCTAACAGCATCAGTTGGAGGAGTGTTACTTGTAGCAACACTGGTTACATCACCGCTACCGCCTACGCCAACAACTGTTACTTCAGTATCGTCTGTTGTTGTAACACCGTTGGCATAGGTTGCACCATCAATGATAGCCACATCGCCGCTTACATAGTTGGAACCCGCAGTCATGATATTAGTTGTTATTGAGCCAGATATTGTGTCAACATTAATATCTAAAACCAATCCGCTGCCTACCTGGTAGTTAGATCCACTAACTCCAGTATAGGTTGTTTGTGCTCCGCCATCTGCGGTTCCACTTACACTTACTGTAACTGCTGGATTAATCGCAGTCACTGTAAGAATTAAATCGTTAGTAACATCTGTGCCGCCTAGTTGACTTCCTAAAATCTTAATCTTATGTCCAACAAGATAGTTAGAACCGCCATTAGTTACAGTAACAGAATAAATGCCAGGATCACCATCATTAGCTATGACATCAAATACAGCACCTGATCCTTGTCGTGGTGTACAGGCTATACCTGGATAGTAGTTAACTGTACTAATGCTTGCTGTTCCAGTAATACCTGTTCCAGTAATCAAGAAATTGCCCACAGGTTCACTTGGTATTAGATTACCTGGCCAGTGTTCTTCGTCTAGATTAGATTTCAATATGTCAAAGTAACCGTTGCCTGTGGCCAACATAGTTAGTGTGCCAAACTGAATGTACTCGTTAAATTTTTCTCCAACTACTGCGGCAGCACCTGTTGTTGGGTGTGTAGCCACATCATAAGGGTACATATCTCCCTGGTCAGTTAGCGTTACATTGTCAACAACATCTCCACTTGCTGGGTCTAGTCTAAGTACTGTGGCTTGATCTAAGTACATATCAGTAGCATCACCTGACAAACTTGTTTGATAACTTAACACTACAAGATTGTCGTTGACTGCGTCATACTCTAGCGAAATAGGAAACCCCATTGCGTCTGGAAAATTTTCACCAATATTTGTAACAGTACCAGTACCACTAGGTGCTGTACCTGCGATAGTGGCTGAAACAATGTTGCCAGAGTCAGTTGTTGCTTCTGTTACTGTGATTGTGGCACGGTTTACTACAGCGTCACCACCGGTAAAATTGTCGCCGGCTATGTATAGTAGTTCGCCTGTACGATATCCTTCGCCGCTGAACGAAACGCTGTCTAAAGTATAAGCACCACCTGTCCAACTGATGTTGAATTGAGCATTGCGACCAGCACCTATTATTTTTGACCATACTAGTTCACCTGTGGTCAATGAGTACTTGTCTATTCTTCCGTTGTTATTATCGATCCAATCTGTTTCACCGCCCATATAGGCAAAGCCATCGTGTGTGGTTACACATTGAAACTCAGTGTCGTTTTCACTGTTACTCCAAGGACCCTGCATGTTGACAAAGCCTTTGATGGTGTTAGGTAACTTAACTTCACCAGAGATAGTAAACTCTGTGGTCTTAGTAACACTAGTGTCACCTACAGTAATGTTCAAGTTAGTAAAGTAACTCTTCTCTCCAACACCTGCGTTGTCCCAGTCTGCGTCAAAACCGATCTTATATTCCTTACCTGGAGCAAGGCGTCCTGGTACTTGACATCTAGATGTTGTCAACCCATCTGCGTTTAACAATTCAAATGTAGTTAATTCTGCTAAAGGATCGTAGGTAAATCTTGCTCGGTCAATCGCCGCAGGTAGTACAAAAGCACCTGAAGCATTATCACTTAAGCCGTTTAATTCTGCTTGTGCTACAATATCATCCTCAGTGTCAGTGTCAACCGTAGCGGCAATTCTTGATGGATGCGGTTGCCAAGACCAAACTGGAATGCCATCTGCTGGGTAAACGCAAACGCCCCAGTCTTCGTTGCCACTGACTAAACTGATATCAAATTCTACCACTGTCTTGGCATCTGCTGGGAAACTGGCAGTGGTGTGTATTGGATATGCTGGCTGTTGTTCTGCTGTATCTTCATTGTCACCTGTAAACCACATACCGTTACTGTCAAAGCCATAGTGTGTGTCCAGTGTTTCACGATCTGGGCTTCTTGGAGTGATAGACAACCAAGTTGGTCTACCGTCAGTTAGGGTATTATTATAGGCGGCTATTAGATTACCATTAGCTACTTGATATACACTACCATCTCCAATATCTGATACGCCACCTAGGGCCAGCTGAGATGTTAGTGTTTTAACACCATCATCATCCGCACCAAATTCACCACGATACACAAAGCTGGATATATTGCAGTTTACAGCCACGGTAGAGAATATGCCCACTGAGTTGTTGACCATACTGCCATAGCTACTATCTGTGCCCCAATCAGTGTCTGATCCGGAAACTACTTCGTTGATACCGTAGTATAGACCATAGGCTGTATAGGTCTTTGATGATTGACCGGCTTCTAAACTATCATATCCACCTGTGATATAAGTTCCCACTCCGCCAGGGGTACCGCTCTTTTGCCATAGAATCATAGGCCAGTCACCGGGGGCATCGGACTGGTTGATTACCATGAATGGTGCTAAACTACCTGAATCCACACTACTGACCACTAGCTCATTTTGATTAGTAGAACTAGCTGTAAACACACAACGATTGAGGTTGGTGCCAATAAAGTTACCCTGGTCATAGGCGTCATCGGCACCAGCTTCGATATAGTGCTTGACATAGCAGTTGGAATAGTTTTCAGCAGTCATCTGCCCTGATATTGTAAATTCTACAATACCTCCCGATCCGTTAATGACCGATACCGTGATGCTCATATCATCGCTTGGTGTAGCACCTCCCAAGGTTGTGCCCGGTACAGTGATTACATCATTTACTTGATAACCTGATCCTGGAATAACAACTATTTTACTCTGGAGTTGATTATCATAAGTTAAGGTGTTACCATACTCGGGATCACCAGCAAAGAAAAACACAGCCCCAGTACCAGAACCAGTGTTGGTAAATTCGGTAGTGTCAAATACGCTTTGTATACCGCGAAAGTTTACTTCCTCTTTTAGAGTGTTGTCGGGCAAGCTGTTAATCAGTGCTGTTTGATTGCTGTTAAACGCTGATTGTATGCTGGACACTGATGTGCGAACGGTATTACCATTGTACAGAACTCTGTCAACATATTCTGTGATAAAAGATACAATGTCACTGCTGTCTATATAGTTGTCTGGGTCAGCACCGTAGAGATTAATAGTTGCTACTATGTTGCTACCGCTCAACCCTGAAACAGTAAACCCTTCGTTGCCGGTATCTGTATCGGTGTTGCTACCTACCATACTGCTACTGCGACTTAACACAATCTGATTGATAGATGGATCTTCGTCCTGTTCAGATACTTGGTTTAGGCTAGCGTAGAATCCACGATATTGCAGACCTGTACTACTAGTTTGTCCAGTGTAGGCGGTTGTTTGAACCGTTCCATCTGGGAATGTTAGACTACCGTCTGTGCCAAATTCCCATTCTTTGGATGTATTGTTTTCATTCAAACTAACTATCAGGTTTTTATCTGCGTTCGTTCCAATAACAAGTTTGCCATCAAAGCCGTTAAAGTTAACAAAGGTATCGCCATTGTCTGACAGAATAGATTCATCGTTGTCACCAATACTTAGGTCACCAATGCCTCCTCCGCCAATGTTTTCAACTTCACCGGCTCGCATCTTAGGACGGAAAGGAATCTGTGTCCAATCTGAACCAACAAATGATGTAAACGGATTACTTTCTAAACCAGTGTAGGCATATAAATCATTACCTTCATTGTAGAGTTCTTGGCTTGTATATGATCCTTGATCAGTTACCTCAATTTCGTCAATATACCCATCGTCATCTAGTTCTTCTACAATATATTCTGCTCTACCTGTTGATGTTCCGTTGTTATCATAATCTAAGTATGTTACATAGTCAATAACAATAGGAGCACTAGTAAATGTTGTAGTTTGGTCACCGTTGTCATTAACTTCTTCTACACGATAGTTTGTTGCTTGTGTAACTCCAGGAATAACAACACCAGTTGTACCTGCTTGTAGATTAACACCACCTAACTTTAGGTCGCTACTTTGAATTTCAAATGCTTTCTTTGCCATGTTATATTATTCCTTTTAATCGCCACGGGCTACTTCTGTAGCATATATTTTTACATACACATTGTTGGTTGTGCTAGTTGGGGTTGCTGTAATTTCAATCTTATTTGATACACTGTTCCATTGTGCGTCTAATGAGGCCAACGGACCTGCGCCAGTGTAGATAACACCGTATACCACAGAGTCAACAGTATTAACATTAGTATTTGATATTCTTCTAACAATCATCATGTCACAGGCCTGTATGTGAAATCCAGTAGCATCACCGTCTTCATCACCTTCAATAGTAGCATGAACTCTAATGCTGGAAAGATCTGAATTCTTAGCCGTATAAACTACGCCAGTTGCTCCAGTTCCGCCGCCTACTCCTATGCCCCAGTTGTTAGTGGCAATGTGTACTTCATCGTAGTTAAGGCTAAATGAGCCATCCTGCTTAAATACCCAGCCACCGTTACCTGTGGATACAGAAACATTACCTGAAGTTGTGCCACCGCCTGCAACGATTTCAACATTGCCACCAGTAACACTACCGTAGCCACCACTGATGTTGATGGTACCGCCAGTGTTAGTATCTCCTTGACCGGCATTAATATTAACATTACCGCCGAGTGCGTTGCCGCCGCCAGCATTAATATTAACATTGCCACCAGTGCCGCCTGTAGCACCAGCATTGCCTGCGTTGAGATCTAGGAATCCACCGTAGCCACTGTCTGCTTGAGCATCACCTGATTCTATGCGAATGTATCCACCCTCGTTACCACCTAGTCCGCCACGAAGTTTAACGTCACCGCCATTGCCTCGCGGATCAATAGCTCCGCCATCGCCGCCTGACCCTGCCCAGATATAAACGTCGCCACCTTCGCCTTTGGTATTGTTTTCACCGCCATAGCCCTGTTGGCCTTGTATGACTAATCGTTGGGCACTAGCATTATCGCTGTTAGGTGTAGGTCCTGTAATAACAACTTGACTTGTAGGATCGTTACCTAATTTTAGTGTAGGGCCACTTACATCGTTTTCGTTGTCGTTCCAGTTAGTAGTTGTCAGTGTTGGGAATGTGATACTACCGTCTGCTTCAAGTACAACTTGATTAGAACCGTTAGTTAAACTATCAGTAGTTCCACTAGCAACAGTACCCCAACTTAAAGTCGTTCCGTCGGTGGTTAGATATTTTCCACTATTATTTGTTTGACTTGGCAATCCGTTGCTAGTAATGTATCCTCTAGTAGTTACATAATTTTCTGTTGCATAGCCAGTTAATGCCGAACTTGTGATAAAGTTACTAACGTCCGGAATAGCAAACGGTTCGCCGTCTAATGTTAGAGTACCGTCACTTTCTAAAGTAAACTCGTGACTGTTATTTGATAATGTATCTCCAACTGTTGAAGTAACAGTTGCAGTCATTGTGTTTGTAACGTCATCGTATGTAAAAGTAATTCCATTGTTGTTACCGTTAACAAACATAGGAGCAACGCGATCTTGCGTGGCACCTGTAACTGCTACAGACGAAGAAGTTGTGGTTTCTCCTGCCCACTTAACGCCATCGTAGACGTATTGTATTCCATTTGGAGCATCATATATCTGACCCTCTGTTGGATTACTTGGAAATGTTAGTACTGTCATTTAATTTGCTCCGTATCTTATATTTATTGGTTAAGCCGCTACTGTGAGTTGACGCCACTGTGCCGCACCGTAGAAATACACATCACCACCGACTATGACTATCATGCCGTTCTCTGGACTAGTGATCGCTGTATCTCTTGCCTCGGTATTATCATAATACGGAAGTCTTGCCGCGGCCAGTGTGCCAGGATATGCTGTTGTTTGTACACTTGTGTCTGGGAATGTTACACTGCCGCCTACCTCAAATTTCCAATCTGAGTAGTTTAACTCTGTATCAGACGATCTTACCAGTACTCCGGCATTAGGATTAGCGTGTAGGCCAAGATAGTTGTCAGCATTAACAGCAACATCAACTACAACACCGTAGGTTGTGAATAGTCCTCCTGTTACTGTAATGTTACCTGGAGTAGTAAAGTCACCGTCATTGTCAAACACCCAGCGGTGTTCATTTAATTCGTCTGGTGTAGGCAGTTCAATAGCTAACTCTCTGTAAGTACCACCACCGCCTAATGGTGCTGTTTCGTTAGTAATGATAGCACCGCCTGGCGCCACTAGTCCACCAGTTTGATTTCTGATGAACCATGTTTGTGACTCTGGTACAGGATTTCTAAAGGTATAGGTAACACCAGTTTCAAACGTAACACCAGAGACTGCTATCAAATAGTAAATGTTTTCATTACGGCTAACAGTTTCTACAGGTAACCAAATTGGTGCAATTTCTGAACCAGTATTTAATTCCCAACCCGCCTGTACTATCGTGATGTCATCATCTTCTGTTATATCCACTAGTAATACGTCTGGACTATTTGGTCCCATATGTGCACCAGAAACTGTAACCATACGCTTGATTTCTAGTCCTAGATCACTGTCAACAGCACCTGTTAGTATGTTGTCACCAAGTGTAGACCCATCTGAAAAATTCAATCTACCTGGAAATGATGTTTCGCCGTTGACATCTAATGTTAAGTCGTAACTGACTTGTTGGGCGTTATCTGCTGTTCTTAGAATTACACCACCAGAATTACCGCTTACAAAAACAGATGCGGCAGTTGTAGACCCGCTACTGTTCATATACAATCCGCCATCTCTAAAGATTGCACCAGGAACGGTTAGTTGACCATCTGTGCCAAATACCCAATTTTGTAGATCTGGTTCTGAACTGTCGGGCTCAATAAAGGTATATTCATATCCCATTTTTGCACTAGAAATGGCAGTGGTTATTCTATATATAACAGAACCTGGAAATTGAGTAATCAGTTCTGCATTGGTGACGCTTACATAGTTAAGTCCTTCGCCTACTACAGTCCAGCCAGGCTGTACTGCAACTATCTCGGGATAGTTTGTGCCACCGCCTTCTACCCACACAGTTATATAATCATTGGTAATACCACCTTGTGCGTCACTAGCTATAATTTGCTGTCCAGGAACAACAGTTGACCCAGTTGCACTAAGTTTAATAGCACCCGGTGATTCTACAGTTGCGGGATACTCCGGAGGTGCAGTAACTGATGGATTAGTAACAAATACTTCAGCTTCTTCGTCAAAAGTAAAATTAAGTGTTATGTCAAATGTGTAACCGGGAATGCCGTGATCCGCTTCAGTGAATCTAAAAACAGAACCTTGTACATATCCAGGATCTACAGTAGGATTAGGATCATCCATTTGTGTTTGTACAGACCCGTCTGGGTTTACAGCAAACTCTACACCATACTGCCAAGGATCTCCCTCAAGCGTAATAGGCACAACCATATGTTCTTCATCCAGTACTGCTGTAAATATCTTTGGCAGTAGTAATGGAACTGTTATTGTTCCCGACTTGTCAAAGTTCCAATCTTTGCGATTGCCATCGTAGTCAGCAGTGATTATAGCATTATTGGTAGCATATAGGACTGCTGTGCCAACTAACGGACTACTGTTAAGGAACAGACCCGAATTCCCATCACTTTCAGTTCTAATAGTAAGATCATTTGTTCCTAGGACGGTACTGTTAGTTGGAACGACCATAGTACCGTCATAGCTAAATCCCCAATTCTTTTCAACGCCATCTGCTCTGGTAGCGATTTCAACTACGCCCTGTGCGGCGATGACCCTACCGTAGGTTTCGTCAGCAACATTTTCTTCAACGGCTTCTAATATAGCACCGTTGTTTGTTCTGACTTGAAAGTAGGAAGTATTATTAGGACCGTCAGGTTCCGCATACTTCTTAATAAAGACGCCCGAGTTGTTTACTGTTACAGAAGAACCTGCTTCGTCAGTGGTAACAACAACTGTGTCATCTGTGACCTGCCTAACTCTTTTTGCAATAACAATACTTTCGGCTTCTATTTCAATCTGTGATTCTGTAGTTGTAGTCTGACTAATAGTTCCGTCTGTGGTTTCTTCAGTAACTGTAACTGAACTTGATTTTCCAATAACGCTGTTAGCAATAGTGAGCAAATCTGGAAAAGTTACAGTTCCATTACTACCTAGGCTAACTGTGTAAGCACCATTAACTAATTCATTAGTTGAACTAATGCCAACACCATCAACTGGACTAGCATCGATCCAATTAGAATCATATGAAATATAAAGTCTACCGCCTTCGGGATCCCACCATAGGTTTCCTTCACTAGGTGCTGCCGGAGGTGTAGTATCTACTACTACGCTAGCCGACACTTGTTCAAACAGCTCAGTAAAGTTTTCATTTACTTTGTTAAATGCTGTGCGAATAGGGTCGCCGTTACCTTGATCTGCTGTACCTATATTAATTAATTGTTGTGACATTACACGCTCCGATTAAATTCTTCCAATCGCTACTTCGATTACGCCTGCTTCGCTGTATAGTTTGTCTTCTAAGGCCTTACCGATGATCGTACCAATCGCTGGATTCATCGATTTCGTAGCATGACCTGCTATTCCGGCAGTGGTCAACATATCACCTTTCTTAACTATACCAACTACCTTAACTGGTACTCGACCTTGTAGAGCGATACATACTCTAGTTCCTGTTAAATCTTGATTCATTATGAATCCAGGATTAGTAGTTACGACACCTGCTAGTCTAGTATCACTGTGTAGTTTTGATACTGTGACTTCAGCATCCCCGCCAAAGATTAAAACAGTACCTGGCTCGTATTCTACATCAGATGCATAGTATTCTGCTAAGTCAGCATATCTAGCACTGGTAGCAGTACCTTGGAATAGGTTAGCATACAAATCACCACTAGCATCTCTTGCCGCAATAGTATTTGCTGTGGCCGCAGTTGACGCACTCCTATAAGTTCCACCGACGTTTAAGTTATTAGCATTTGTAGCAGTTGTAGCAGTTGTAGCACTTGAAGCCACTAGCGTGCTTGATGCTCCCAGAACGAACTGTCCTTTTAGAGTAACAGTGGTTGCGGCCTCCGAAGCACCTGCCGCACTAATAACAGCTATACCACCAGGCGTCTTAAGATTTAATGTAGTACCTGAAGTTTCTAAGATTAAACCTGTGCTTGAATTAAGTTTTAGACCTCTTACATCAATATATCCGTTAGAATCAGTTTTAACAAGACTAGATACTAGTCCAGAATCTGTAATTCCGGTAATAGCGTATGTACCAGTACCAGTTCTCGTAACAGCACCGTTAGTTGAAAATAGAGAATCTAATCCTCCACTAACAACTTGTCCTGCTGTAAGTTCTCTAGGATATGTAGCACTACCAGTTAGGTTACCTAATATAGCGCCATTACCAATATTAGCAATTTCAGTTAGTGCTACGCCACCGGCTTTGATACTTACGAATCCAGATCCGTCTGTTTCAAAGTTTGCAGAATCAAAGCTAGCGATACCCTTGACAGCACTTAATCCATCTACATCAGCTGTCGTATCTAATAGATCTAATTTACTCTGTTCTATAGCCGCGGTAGCTGAAATAGCCGCATTGTCGATAGTTCCCGGAGCAAACGTAGATGTTACAGTATTTGCACTGCTGTCAAACTCTAACTGTATAGCACCAGTCATTCTAGCATTTTGGAAAACGTTTCCTGAACTATCACCTTCGCCGGTATAGACGATGATATCAGCCGCGTTAGGATTGTTGATCTCAACGTCTAGTAGTTTAGTGAAGCTATCAACGGATTCAATTTGTCCATCGACATAGGCTTTGTTAGCCGCATCACTAGCAGTACTTGGCGCACTAAGATTGATAACTTTGTTACCAGCCATGTTAATATTGCTCTTCATAGCCAGTACACCACTTAGCGGTAAAAAGCCTGGACCGATTAAGTTGGTCAACGGAACAGTATTACCAGTGTGATCAAGACCTAGTCGTTTGTCAATATAACCACGAACCGCTGACTGCGTAGAAACAGTATCAGCCGCGTTGTTAGTCATAGTGTTGTCTGTTGAGAATTCAGCAACCACAACACCTCGTTTAAATCCAATACCGTCTAAGTTACTTAGAGCAATAGACGCTGAGAATGTAACAGTACCAGTACCTTGGTCAACTGTAAAGAATCTACCTACGCGGAACACACCGTCTTGGTCTGTACTTACAAAGAACACACGACCTTTGGTTTCTTCAACGACTTCCCTGTCCTGGCTAGCAATGATAGCAGGATTACCAAAAATAGCAGTTGGATAGTTTGTGCTGTTGTAGCCGCCTGTACCAATTTCTAAGAAGTCATGACCAGTAGCACGACAAGTTGAAATCTTAATAGTAACCTGACCGGCTGAATCTGCTGGTAAGCCTGCTCTTAGAGTAGTCGATTCTGTACTCGAGAATACCTTGTTAATTCCTTCAACGCCTGACGGTATTTGATTGTTGTCGCTTACGTCTGCAATTTCAATATACGCAGGAGTTGCGCCATCAGCCGCAGTGTAGCTTAAGGCCCTGTGCATTTTTCCGTCCCACGGAAAAATTAGTGTTCCAGAGTTTATTAAATCTTGATCCACTGATTGATCTATTTCATAGATGGCAATCTTAGTATCGCCGACAGTAGCACCCATAGTTTTTAGTGCATCATCTGGATCTACTGTTGAAATCTTGCTAGGTAAAACTATTGGCCTGATAAAATCAAATGATGTATCAGAGGTTAGGATCGCAGTATTATCTGGTAATGCCGCACCGGTCGATTCGCTCAGACCGTAGGAAATAATTCTGTATAAGTCTGGTAGTGTTGCAAAGAATTCTAAAGCAGTACTTGGCCTTGTAGGAGCAACGTTGGCTACGTCTGTAAACTTAAAGTTTTGTAAACTTCTAATAGCTAAGTTTTGTCCGTCATAGAGAGAAGTAGCTAGTCCTGTAGCAGTTCTATTATCGTTAGCACTGGTACTTAGGTTAAGTTTTAATACTTCTTGACCACCACGCACAGTACCGCCACTAGTGTAAGTTCCGTAGGTAGTAGAATTAATTGGTGTTGCTAGGGTTGAATCAGCATACAATTCAATCGTAGTAGGACCAGTAACTCTAGCATAGAACACACCTTCTAGTTCAGTCATTCCTAAAACATCGTTGACATACAATAAATCCTTGTCAACTAAATTATGAGCAACACTTGTTTCGATTTCACAAGGGCTTGCCTTAGTTGCACCTACTATATCGTAATAGATTTCATCAGTGACTGTACCACCGCTGGTAAATGCAGTATAACCCGAAGAATCGATTGGTGTAGTTAATTCAGCATCTGAATACAACTCAAAGGTATATGTAGTTAATGGATTAACATAATATAGATTTCCATTTAGCTCAGTCATACCTCCTACGCTATCAAACGTAACTCTATCGCCTGATTTGAATGTATGGTGGGCTGTGATAGTTCCACCGCTAGTCCAAGTAGTCCAATCAGTTCCGTCAACTGTAACAGTTAGAGAAGGATTTCTATATAGTTCAAATGTGTTGGCTCCGGTAACATTAACATAGAAGTTAGTCTTGTTAAGCTGAGTCATTCCTAGCGCACCGGTGATATTGATATAATCTCCGTCTTGTAAATTATGTGATCCACTAGTTGTGATAGCAACAGGATCTGTTTTACTAGCGGCAGTTATAGATGCTGAAACGGAATTATTTACAGTAACTACTGCGGTTGTGGCTTGTGTTACACCTGTGACTCTAAAGCTATAGGTATTATCATATTCGCCTGTTAGAACAACGTTTCTAACTTCGTAGCGATTGATTCCATCATCACCGCCGTGATCGATTTCTAATTCGGAAGTGTTAGTCGGAATATAATTATAATTTTTAATATACAGCTCAACTTCGCCTGCTTCGTTGAATTCATTAAAAGCATCATATCTTGCGACCTTAGCGACCTGACTCATATTGTCAGCTAGAATCATTTGGTCTGGAGCTTCAGTTGGGTCAGCACCTTGAGCTCTTAGACCGTAGTTACCGTGTGCGTTAGAGCCTGCTACAGAACGGATTTGTCCGCCGTTGCTGGCAAAGTAAGCAGTATGGCAGTAGTAGGTAAATGTTGATACTTGTTCTGTTAAACCTGTATTGTGTGCAACTACTCCATAACCTAGATCGTTAACCTGCGTAAAGTCGTTGGCCAGCATCGAACGGTTGCCTGGAGTTTCTAAGATAATATCTAAATTGCCGTTGCTCCACGGTGTGGTTGGATTAAGTTCTGCTACTGCGATACCAGTGATCGGATTCCAAGATTTGATGTTGTCAACTTGGTATCTAAAACCACCGTAATAGAAAGCAGTTGGAGCAATAGGTTCTCTAAAAGTTAATCCTGATAATGTTAGTTCTAGACCCGATACACTGGTTATAGACGCTAATAGTCTTCCACAGAAACCGTCAATAAACATACCTCCGGCGAATCTTTGAGCATTTATACTTCCGCTCATAGATGAACAAGATTGTATGTAAGGGGATTTAGAACCAATGTTACCAGAAGGATCTAGCACACACATGAATCCGCCGTGTCCTTGACCTGTTATGTTGTGTAGCTTAACAGCATCATTCATCAAGAACATATCCATGTCTTTGTTGTTCTTAGGAGGATTATAGTCTGCATCAAATGCGTAGACTACACTGCTAACAAGATTAGTTATAACAGTTCCAGCACCGCTTTCGCTAGTGATATCAGTGTTTATAACCTGATCAACTGTTCCTCTAACCACAGTAGGCGCTTGATTTAAAATTACCTTCTGTGCCACAGTATTAATATAATTAATACCTGCGATAGTTTCAGTAACTTGTAGAGTAGGAATTACTCCATTGTAGTATCTTGAAGCCGCGTCAACAACACCAGCTTTACCTCCAGCAACAAGGTCCTCTATGATAGCATCGACGATATAACCTACGTCTCTGTAGCATAAATCTTGATCATAGCTTAGTGATGGATAAGCAAAATTAATATACTCAATGACTTCGGTTTGTATGAATGTTCTATTAATTTCTAACAGCTTCGCCGCGTTTGATCTTCCTCCGCTGTTGGTATATGAAGGCCCAACATCATAAGGTCTTGAAGGATCTTGCAGATAATGATATCCGTATTTTGGTGAATCGTATTCTGGTAGTGAATTTAAACCATCTGTAATTACTGTTGAGATCACATCTAACAATTCTTCTGTTGCAGTCTCAGCTTCGGTTTCACCTGCTGGATATACGTTAGGTGTTGGTATAGCACCGTCGTCTTGTACCTGGGTAGATCTTGTCTGTAAAGAACTATGAGCAACGTTTGGTAAAATGTAATCAAGAAGCATTGATTTTAAGTAATCAATCGCAGCCGCAGTTTGGTCTTCCTGTCCGGTTACGTTTGATACGACACCTTCCCAATATCTCGAAGCCGCTAAGTGTGTTTCAGAATTACCACCGTATTTGATATCATTGGCGATGGCATCAACGATGTAGCCCACGTCACGAGAGCATTTGCTAGAATCATAGGTAAATGATGTGCTGAAAGGTGCGATGTCTCCGGCTATTTGAGCATTGATCCATGCAACGACTTCGTCTTTTAGATAATCCTTGTTTAGAGTTATTAGTGTATATGCATTAGGATTATATGTTGGTGTTAACTCGAGATTGTCAAAATTATTATCTCTGTAGAAGTATTGATTTAACCAAGCACTTTGGCTAGCACGATCTCGTGGTCGTATGATAGTTCTACGGAATTCATCGCCTTTGATTGAAACGTTCGGAGGCGCTTTGATTGGAAAGTCTTCGTAGTATATGCCACTTTCAACTAGAATAGTAATTTGTAGATCTTTATTTGACTCGCCGAATTCAATTCTTTCTTGTTCTTCAAAAGTAAAGGGAGTTAGTAATTGGCATGTGATCGTGTCCTCAGTTGCACCGTTTGCATAACTGACAATCTTGGCAGTAGCACCACTGCTGATTCCTCTCAATAACTTTCCTGGAATAATATCAACGTTGCTAGGATTTCCTTGATCAACATATCCTTGGCCGCCATTGTCTACAACAATAGTTACTACGCCTGATCCATAGCTCCTTGTAGGAGCAGATGCAACACCGTCTGTGATAATGTCAGTTACGATGTCAAACTTGTCTGCTACTTCGTTTCTCATAGCAGATGTTACTGTACCAGTAACTGCTGATCTTGCATAGACTGTTTGATAGGTTGTGGTAGGATCTAGGTCTTGAAGCACTAGATTAGCTAGATACTTTGCGTAGACAATACCTGCCACTGTTTCAGTCTGTTGTGAACCAGAAGCAACTAGGGCACTGGCATTTCTAAAATAGCTTTTACCTGCATTTATACTTTGATAGTTTCCGCCTACTAGAGTATCAATGACCACAGCATCAATGATGATGCCAACATCTCGTGAACATAACTCTGAATTATAAATTAAATCTGGATAAGTTTCATTAATATATCCAATCACTTCAGCTCTAATATATTCTCTGTTAGCTTCTAAATTAGTCTGTACCGCAGTGTACCCTGTGCCACCAGTAAACGCTACAGATTGAGTTTTACTTTCGTATCTAGTACCGTCAATGGTATAGGAAATTCTTTGTCTGTATGGTCCTGGTTCTTGATCAGCTAGATCAACAAGCTCTTCAGCTCTAGCGCAGGCAGCACCAATAGTTTCGTAGGCGTAGGCAAATGCACGACCTTCTTTACCCGGAGGAGTATTAGCTTGACTGTCATCGCCGGCTGTAGAAACGAATAAGTTAATCTGGCTAGCAAAACTCGAATTGTCTACATAGTATTTGGTAGCGGCTTGTAGATCATCGGGACCGTTTGGTGATCCTGATCCAGAAAGTGTTCCTGGGTGATCAGACAGGTATAATGTTCCTGTCATTGTATCGCCTTGTCTACGAACAGTTGAAATTCTAGGCAATGCTTCGTTAGATAACCAATTACCGCTTAAGGTATTATCTAGATAAGCATCAGTTAAAGTCTGTGTTCCTGAACCGGAGTTAGGGACAATGATCTTATTAGTGCCTTCTTTGGCATCATCTACTGTAGGATGTAGACTTAACTGATTGTCGTCAACATATCTTAGATAATAAGTTGTACCAGTAGTTAAACCTGTGGCTGCTGTTCCAGTACTGCTATAAGTGAATGCGATACCATCCGCACCGCTGTCAAATCCATGGGCAGTGATAACAGCATTTCCGTTAGTCCAAAATTCGATTTCTTTTGTGTATTCTGTTTTGTCAGCTGGTTCTTGACGTACACGTAATTGTCCAGCGGCTCCGCCGCCTGCTTGTTGAATATATCGACGATCTGCATAGCCCTTGCTGATAGCCAGCTCGTCGATAGTGATAGTTGCGCCCGTTGGACCGTGTACAGCGTTCCACTGTGCTACTACATCATTGCTAGGAAACGCTATATTTCCGATGGGTAGTCCGTTAGCATTTAATGGACCACCTAGCGCCGGTGTCGGGTCGGTGTTTAACGAACTAGATGTTGATCTAATAACTAGTTCTTCTTCGTCGGTATTATCAATGGCAATACCTGTACCAGCAGTAAGATTTTTTGCTAAGATTGAAGTACCGTCAGCGCTGGTTACTAAGATTTGATCACTGGAATAACTCGAAGGAAAATCGTCTAGGTCAGTGGATGCGATCCTATCTCCTTGACCGAAAACTGCGTATAAATCTCTAAAGTTTTCGTTAACTTTTCTAAATGCTTCACGAATACTATCGCCTGTGCCGTCGTTGCCTTGAACGCCGATATCAATAATCTGTCTTGACATGTATGTTTCCTCGAATTTTAACGCAATACTGCGGGAAATTGTGTTATTTGATATTTACCTTTTAATTTTATAACCTTAATGTAAATACAATATGTTCATCAAAACAGAGCAAGATCTACACAAATACACTAGAACAAGTAAGCTAGGTCACGAGCATGCTTATTCTAGATATCGCACTTATGCGATATTTCGTTGCGACAACTGCGGGGAATTTTTTAAAAGGTTAAAAGGATCTATGGATCCAAAGCGACTCAGTAATAATTATTTTCACTGTTGCGATAACTGTGATGCGAAAAGATTTGCTCAAAAAAAAGGCGCCGAGCGGCGCACTATTTGGGATATGCCAGTATCTAGTACTGCGGATATCAGTCGCTTGTAAGCCCGACCCTAGAACTAATCACGTTCCAGTTAATAATCTTCCACTGATTTTCTAGATACTTTTTCTTATCTGATTGATAGTCTAAGGCCCATGCATGTTCCCACCAATCAATAAGTAGAATTATATCATTTTTAATCTGGTGATTTTTAATGGTTTTAATCTCGCCGTTCTTAGCCAAGTACACCCATCCACTGCCTTGTATACCCATGGCTACCTTTGAAAATTCTTCTTTAAATTTTTCAAAAGTTTTATATTTCTTGATAATGAATTCCCCGGCAGATCCATCAGGATCGTTTTTTCCCTCTGCTTTTTTATATTGAGGGAACAACAAATTGTGTAAAAACGCACCCGCTTCATTGAAGTCTAGGTCGCCTTCTCGATCATTATAACGATCAACATATGCTTTGGCTAGTTTGCTATAATGATAATTGATAGTTTCTTCAGAAATCGCAGGCTCTAAGTCGCCTTTACTGTAAGGTAAAGGCAGTAATTCTAATTTTTTACTAGGTGTATTTTCGTTTAGGATAACGTTTTTGATGAAATTATAAGCCATAGTAATATTTAGTTATAAATAATTTCACAAGGAGGAACATTATGTTCAAAGCAATTAAAGAATTCTTTGTGGGCAAACCAGCAGAACCTGTTAAAGAGGAATGCCCATATAAGGTTGAAACTACACCCGAAGCTAAAGTAGAACAACCACCCGTTGTTGAAACTGCACCGGCAGTGGCTCTTCCAATCGAAGAACCAAAACCTAAGCCTGCAAAAAAGCCACAAGGTAAAAAGCCAGCGGCTGGCGGAGCAAAAAAGGGCGGTCGTAAACCTAAAGCTAAAACTTCAACAGCTGAATAATTTATTATTTTTTAGATTGTTCGAAGAGTGTGAAGCTGGCTAGATTCTTAGCCTTGCTTTCGCACATGATATCAAAGTTATCCCAAAAACTCAGCGCCCATTCGTTAACTGCTGTATTCCAGTAGAAATCAGAATGTGCTCTGAGTTTTGCTTTTTTGTGTCCTGATTCTAGTAGCGTCCGAAGATCGGGGCGCTGGTGTCCGGAATGGCCATCAAAATATTCTTCCCGTGAAACACTAAAGTGGCAAGTAGGACGAACACCACGCCAAGAATCAATAACCTTCTTAACACGGCTATCAGCGGGATCAATATACTCTCCGGAATTAATCCAGTGATGGTGTATGTCAAGTACAATCGGAACGAGATCAGCAAGTTCCAAGCAGGTGTCAAGATTATGTGTAATTTCTTCATTTTCGATAGTTAGTGTGTTACGTGCTTCTGGACTTAGTCGTTGATATGCACGTCTGATGCCGTCTGGACCTTGTCGACCGGCAATATGAACATTAATCTTCATATCTTGAAACTTCTGTCCGTAGCCCATCCATCGAGCCATATCTACGTGATATTCAAATTCGTCGATACTCCGAGTAACAATGTCTGCATTATCACTTGCCAAAACTGTAAACTGGCCGGGATGAAAAGATAAACGGACATCACTACTCCTAGCCACCCTGCCAACCTCACTAAAGTGTTTTTCGAGATAATTCCTAACGTCAGGCTTACGCCAAAAATAACACCAAGAAGGCTCAGTGTAAACTGGTAGGATATCAGAACTGATACGTACCATTCTAAGATGTTCATTTAATCCCCCTACCTTTTCAACTAATTTTCTAGTAGCCTCAATGTTTTGTTCCATTAGGCTCCACAGTTTATCTTCTGCTACATCTTGAGTCTGACGATTAAGCCAAGCCACAGTTGTAGCACCCGTATTGTAAACCTTAGCAGGATCCTTGGGCCGAATGCCGTCTACCTGTCTCGGTTCGTCAATCCACTTGCAGGCAAAGCCAATTTTTTTAGTCATCGATTTCCTTAGAAAGTTTAATGATATTGTCTCTTAGTGAATTTCTAATAGTGTTAAAGCTAATGGTGAATCTTTTTGAAGTTTGATTTTGTTCTGTATAATGGATTAACCAGCTAGGAAAAATAATCAACAGACCCGACTTAACTTGAATAGTACTAGTATAAGACGTATACTGTGTTTGCTTTTCTGCGATATCATTCATCTTTACAGGTTTCAACGGACTTTCAAAATTTAATCCCACGCTACCTTCTTCTACAAAAGGATAAAATGCTCCGCTGACTACGCTACCTTCGTGTCGATGGGGCTTTACCTCATGCCCTGAATGTAAAATATTAAACCAGCTGTGAGCCACGGTGCAGGATTCTAGACCAGCTTCTTGTGTATAGATATTAACAGCGTCTTGAATAGCACTTTTAATATCCTTTAATTCAGCCGATGCAAGGAAATCGGTATTTCCAATACTGCTGAGACCATTATTAAGTAATCCGTGAGGTCGAAGACTGTGATCTCCATTTTCGATAATGTCCACTACGCTAGGCAACGCCGGATGATCGCTGAGATCGAAACAACTAACTAGCGTTGGGAAAATTGGATAGTGACCGTAGTTCATACCTTATTATAGCATAACAAAGACAGCAGGTCAAGAGTTATCGCCAGTTTTGAACGACTACAGGATCTTGGACTTCTTCGGGTTTTGGATCGCCGTGGAATACTAGGATGTTGGTGTCACCGTGTATAGGTGGATTGGCTACATCTTTAAAGATTCTTTTGTTACCAACTCTGACTACGTCGGATTTGTTTCGGACTTCCCATTTATAACTTTGAATCCATTCTTCGGGCCAAAACACATGAGAATTTCTCAGTTGACTGAAAATCCAATCTTGATCTCCATGCATACGTTTTGTCTGATCAAGATCTTTGATCAGATTTTCCCAAACTTGGGGGTGCTGTCCTTTTTCTATCCTAAAGACTGAACTATTGAATTTACGCCAATCTTTGATACTACTGCGATTAAAGTCGCGTATGATACAGAAATTTCCAGGCCTGTAAGACCAAAGGTTGTCAATGTTCTTAATGATAACCAAATCTAGATCCATGAACAATAGTGTTCCGTCCAGAGGAATCTCTTTGCTGAAAACCCAGGGTTTATACCACCAACCAGATAACTTATGATTTGGTAGTGGTATATGTACGATGTTTGGATCCATTCCGCTTGGATCCTCCGTGATACAAGCAAAACCAAACGGCACAGTGGAATGCCGTTTAGTCATGTTGTAGAGTCTGTTTACATAATCAACAGAATATTTCTGCCCATGTTTAAGGCAAACAATCCACTTATTCATCTAGTCCTTGCGTAGTCTGCTAGCATTTCTAAAATATATTCCTCTTCAAATTTTTCAAGATATATTTTTAGAGCTGTGTAGTCTATAGAGATTAAAGCATATATTACAAGAACTAAAATTGATATGTATATCATATTAGATCTCGTATACTGCGGAATTACCTGCGTGTTCAAAAACTTCAACTGAACGAAGTTTAACACCTTGACCAACAGGATATCTTGCTTTGAATATTTGTCCATTAGGGCAATAATAGTCGTTGCCGGTTTTGAAAATGTGTAAGATCGTTTCCATTTCTTTATAAGCAAGTTCGGAAAACTTCTCACAGCCCACAGCAGGAACGATACGAATATCACAGACACCTCCTTGATCTTGGAGACCAAGTTCAGCCATTTTTTCGAACATAGCTCGATGAGGATCGTCTTCTGCGATTACAAGAGTATGATCGAACATATACTCGCTCCACTCTTTGAATGCCTTAAGCCCACCGAAGTCCATGACCCAGTTACGGTCGTCTAGTGTTTCTGATTCAAAAATTAGTTTGATACCGATTGAGTATCCATGTAGTAATGAGCAATGACTATGTGTCGAACGCCATTGTCTAAAGCAACAACTAAGACCTCGGTCATTGCCGTATGTTTTTGTAGAAAGATATTTTGCCATCTCTAGTCTCCTTATAAAAGTAGCAAGTTTGATGACATGCAGAGTATTTAAAGAGGGGTGAACGTCGAAGTCCTCTAATAGTAATTATACAATATCGTATCTAATTGTCAAGTTCTTGATCGCCATCCAAGGCTTGGGAATTTGCCAATCTGTTTGTTGATGTTGTATAAATTCTATTTCATCAAAGTGTTCAAATAATTTTTTTAATTGGTAGATCCAAAAATCTGGACTTACTTTTCTCGAATCGTGCGCCGCATAGTTTTGTGTGTTTTTATAAATGTTATTGACAAAACTAGTCTTACTCCATAGGTCGAAGCCTACGAGATGAATGTTTTCAGGTGCTTTATTTGCGGCAACTAATACAGCGTATGGTCCCGAGTTCCAATGAAATGCTTGATCTGCTTTGTTTGTTCCATCAAAAGGAAGTCTTGGCAACTCCTTTACGCTAGGAGTTTCTTGATAATAGTTTATCCAGTCTGGTCTAGTGTAAACTGGAATGTTGTGATTTAATTCGTTGTTGAGTATTTCGTCGACCATTCTACGATCTACAGCAACATATTCATCACAGATATGATCTCTATGAATTGCGTTACAACCAATAACGAGACCGTTTAATTGATTTAGGGCAACGCTAGATCTACTCTGACCGTTGCCTACTACCCATATATTTTTCACATCATCGTGAGCCGATATAGCCGAACGGCAACCAGAATCCTGGAGAACCAGCAGTGATACAGACCCAGCCTATGTGACTGCCGGCCTTTGGATCGTCATTCCAAACAACATCTCCTTTGTTGTAATCACCAAATGTTGGGATTCCAGATCCTACCTTAAACTTCTTGTTTTCAAAACTAACAGGTCCTGACACAGTTAATGAAACATCATCACCGGGTCTAGCAGTTCCGACTGCGAGTCTACCGTAAACTGATACGGCTCTAGTTGTGTTGTCGCTGTTACCGATAGTGATATCTGATCCGATTCTAAATTCACTTAGTGTACCTTGCTGGATGCTAAAGTTTCTATCAAACTCTAAACGGTTTTCATCGACAGCGAACTTGCCTATTTCGATTCTGCTAGTTGAAAGTTTTCTAGTGATCGCCGCATCGCCAGCAACTTGTAGATCTTTAAGTATACCTAATTTTGTTAATGAGCTTTCAACTACGCTAGTGCCTAGGCTAGTCTTGCTTAAGACCATCTGGTTTTCAATAGCAAAGTATTTCTCTTGTGCTAGGTCAATAATATCAGTTGACCAAATGCGATCTGGGTTAGCCTGATATACTAGCTGTTTGTTTGGACCAGTTTTACCTGCCCAAATAATTCCTTTACCGTAGTTTGAGCTAGTGTCTGATTCTTTAAAAACTAATGGACTAGATCTTTCTGTAACGATCGCATCAGCATACAGGGTACCATTTACACGAAGTATTCCGTTCTTATGATTAGCAGACCCGATAACAACTTCACCAGAATTTGTAACAGTTATTCTAGTAGTATTATCAGTGATGATTTCTAAATGATCGTTGCTGTGTGTTCCAAAGATCGCTGTGTCTTGTTTTAAACTTCCTAGCAAAATCTCTACAGAATTTTCAACAATGCCTAGAGCCGCACCCGGCGCATCTGTGTTAATACCAAAGCGATTTAGACTGCCCATAGCATAGGCAAAGTCTCCAAAGGACGCATTTCCGGCTACTCTTAGATTTTTAAGAACACCTACTTGTTTTAGGTTACTTTTAGTAACAGTTGAGCCTAGCTCTGTGAAGCTCAAAACTGTAGTGTTATTGATTTGGTATTCTTGTTCTTCGTCTAGATTAAGAGTTAAATCTGTCCAGAGCTTTGATTCCTTAAATGCTAGTGTTTTTGCCTTGCGACCGTCAGTCCAGCGGATGCCATTACCTTCGATTTCAGCAAAATTCGCACCCGCAAAAGACACCGCTTTTTTAGGCTCGACTGTGTCGACAGTGATTTTTCCGTTAGTGATAACTAGCGTTTCGTGCGTAGCAAGGTCTTCAATACCTTGACTACGAAATTTCATAGGTTCATAGATGTTTAGGGCCATAAGAATACTCTCTTTCGAGTATTTATCTTATGGCCCTACCGAACCTTACGCTACTTTTAAAAGGATAGTTTCTTCGTTAATGCGGCCGTTCATTTTGGTATCAACAGCGTTGATATCCTCTAAGAACTTGCGTAATGCGACCTTGCCAGCCGCTTTAAACTCTTTGAGCTTTTCTTCAGGCTTACGCAGAGTCTTTTGTATGCTGGCATTCTCATCAAACCCGGTAATTGAAGTACCTTTAACGCCAAGATCGTTAAATTCTGAAGCTACATATTTGCCCAGTTTACGAGTCTTAGTATTGTAAATCCACAATTCTTTAGCACCCAAAATATCTGTAGGATTGATAGAGACTAACTTGAGAGGCTCGTTGGTTTTCATGTACTTGAGCTTACCTACGATCTTTTCAGCTGGAACTGTCTTGCGAGCTCGCGGCTTTTTGTTAACCTTTGCTTCTTGCATGAGCATGTCACAGGCCGCATGGATTTCTTGATAGAACACTATCAAGTTCTTAATCTGTTTGCGACTACGGTGACTGTAACCTTCACGAAGTTGCTCATCTGCTTTGCCACTAGCTAACTCAAGAAGCTCGTCTAAATCTCTAGAGTAGAAGTCTTTAATAATACGAGCATGTGCGGCCTTTACACCTTTACCTTTGAGAAGGTTTAGCAGTTTGAACGCTTTAGGATCAAAGTTTTCTGCATCTGCGTTAAAGCTCTCGAGAGCGTCTTCAATCTCCTCAGTCATTCGTGAAGCGGCTTCGCGAACACGTTCTTGAATAGTTGGAACATAGACATTGGCCTTTGACGCTTCTTTTTCAGCGGCCGCAACTTCCGGGTCAATGTCGTCTTTACCGTCGGCGATAACCTTGACAATTTCTGCACGTAACCATTCAGCAGTATCACGTCCGTTATTAAAATCTGCACGTTGAGGGGTCATACCGCGAGTAAGACAGTGAGCAACAGCTCCCATAGTAGTGCTGATGCGATTATCTTTAACTTTCTTGATAGCGGCGATGTCTGCTTTAGCGCAACCTTGGCTTTCCATCCATTTAACTACGATAGGTTTGTAGGTTTTAATTTCGCTCTCAAGACGATGGTAGTCCATAGCATGACGAAAATACTTGTGAAACTTATCGCCATCCCATGATTCGCAACCCTCCCAATTCGGACTAGTGTCTTTTACGGCACGAGTACGGTGGGCTTGAACTTGCTTTTTAGTAACACGAGTTTTGGTTGCGGCTTTAGCCATTTTTGATTGCTCCGTTGTTATTAACAATATCTATATTATACGACCATTTGATATTTGTGTCAATCACTTTTGGACTCGGGTATTTCCGTAATGGATAACAGTCATTCCAGTAATATCCGGCGTCATGCGCCACGGGTCCAAAAATACAGAACCAATTCCGGGCTCAAAATAGAAATCATGTGGTTTTACAGCAACACCAGTACCAAAATAGGTTACGGTTGGGTTATGGGCTAAAAGAATAACAGCCGCCAAACCATTCTGGACAAAGTCTCCAGTTTCTGGATCTGCATACTGTAGTTCTACACCCTCATCCATAACGAAATGAGCAACTAATTCTGAGTAAGATCCGATGGTATATGGAACATAGGGCTTATAAGCACGACCGTGTATGACCACAGGTAGCTTATGTTCTTTAGCCAAGTTGACTAATTTTAAAGCCATGTTCTTAGCCTGCATGTCTCGGCTGTGCATAATTGCATGGAATAAGTCGTAGCCTAGATCTAATCTTTCTGCTAGATACCTTAAAGCGATGTTGTCTCGAGGATGACAAGCACCACCATCTCCCATACCAGCAGTTAGATAACGAGGCCCGGTAATCCTTTGTGTTGCGGCCTTGAGTGCATCAGTTACTACGTCTACATTAATGTTACCATTCTTTTCAGCAACATCTTGGATCATGTTAACCAAACCAATCTTAGCTGAAATAAATGTGTTATAAAAGATCTTAATAGCTTCTGCTTCGTCCCATGTGCCTACATTAATCTGAGGATCATTTTCCATGATCGGCTTGTAAAAATCAATCAATAGTCCTGCGTCACCAGTGCGTGAGCCGTCTTCTGTACCAACGATTAGACATTCTGGGTTGACCATGTCCCATTTAACCGATCCCATAGCAATCAAATAAGGATTATAGATAAATCTAGCATTAGTGATCCTCGGTGCGAGATGTTCTCTTACTGTTCCCGGAAGCACTGTAGAAATTAGTACCACTAACTGATTCTTGTTTACATATTGATTGATATCGGATAATACCTGCTTAACTATAGTGTAGTCAAAATCTTTAGAAGGCATTTCAGCGATAGGTTTACTACCGCCGTATTCTGGGTCATGAGGCGTGGGAACTGCAACGAAAATTAAATCTTTTCCAGTGACTGCTTCCTTAATGGAATCCAGTAAAGGTATTTGTGCAGTCGGGTCCTTAACAACATCGTAGCCAACTACGTCGTAGTGTTGACTCATCACTTCGGCGCAGGGTAAACCTAATTTGCCGCAACCAATCATCGCAATTTTCATTTTTCTAATCCTTTAATTAATTCAGATTTTAATTGTTCTTTGATAATATCAGCTCTAGTATAAATGTGCAGAAAATTATGTTCAATAATAGGGCGAATACGCTGTATTAGTACCCATAGCTGATCATGTTCAAGAGCCGTTAATCTTTTTATCTCTTTTACCACAGCCTGCATACGGTCGTGGTCATCGACGATTTCATCGTAGCTTTCATCTATATATGGTTGAAATGTTTTGTATCCTAAGTCTCTGAGAGTTTTTAATGAGTGACGTTGACCAACAAACACAAATGGCTGTAACATAGCCATCGGCTTAAAAGCCTTTTCACTGAAAAACATTCTATTATTGAGTTGTTCAAAAAATGTTTCTGTTACTATATGAATATAACTATCGAAAAATTTATCATACTTAGTATCCAGTGCAGGATTTTCTATCTCAACATCAATGCCGTCGTCGACGGTCAACGGCAATACTGGAAGTATATTTTTAACGAATCGATCATGTATTCCTTCGTCGTATTTTTGCAATCTATTAAGATGCATAGTAAAATATTCGGGTGCGATTGCTCCTTGTTTTGCACAGGTTAGGATTCCTTGATCTTTGATATCAAACAACATCTGTACTAGAGCCAGTCTGTGAAAATGAGGCCTGCGATTTAGACAGATAAACTTATAAGGTTTAGCGTCTAGATTCTTAACTGATTCGATAAATTTTAATCTATGTTCTTCTAAGAGATTATATTGATAACCAAACTCCCAAAAATTAAACACGATAGATTTTAAATTAGTTAGAGGAGAGTGATTGCCTGTTAGGCAGACAAAATCGTCTGATGATAAATTAAATTTATCTGCGATTTTCTCTACTAGAGATTCCCAGTAACTCCACTCCCAACCCTCAAATGGATTTACTAATAATATCTTTGCCTGTTGAGATTTAATACAAGAAATAATTTCAGTTGGTATTTCGAGGTGCTCAATATTATCAATGATCAACCATAAACTAACAATTATTGGATAATAGAATTTATCTTCGGGAATAGCATTTACAGGTTCGTATGTTCTAAAGAATGGAGGGCCGTATAGACCAAAAAATCCTTCGGGATAATACTGAGGTATGATAATTTTTTCAGCGATTTCTTTTTTAAATCCGTTCACATACGGAACTCGATCGCCTTCTTCTACAAATATTTTTACTTTCATAAATCCTCAATATAATTGATTAATCTTTTACCCCAGAAGTCTTGACCGGATGCACTAGGGTGTCCGCAGGGTAAAAAATGATCTCTACCTAACTTTAAAGATATTTCGTTGTGCATAACTTCAGTGAGCCACTCTCGACAATTTGTACGTTTTAACATTGATTGGCACGATGGTGGGATATATGTTTGATTGATAATGTCGCTGTTAGTTTTATGATCGATTGGTGGCAGAGCATGGAATAACAACACCGGTATATTATAATGTCTACACATTGAAACTATATTGTGTATCTGTTGTAGCATCTTTGAAATTAGACTATCCTCGCTTTCAGCGGCCATAATGTACCTAACAGATTTTTCTAGATCAGGATCATAAAAATATTCGCTGTTGACTAGTATTCTTTCGTATCGTTGATGTCTAAAATCATAAACTTCAGTGCGCCATAGATTGCTTAAACCAATGATTACAGCATCGCCAGGCTTGTAGACTGCTGAAAATCTACGAGTAGCATTATGGTGATCGTTGGCAAATATACCAATTAAATATTCGTTAAAGGCTCGAAACATTGAATCATTACCACTTCCGGGTATCGCCTTATTATATAATTCAAGGCCGTAATTCATAGCCACTGTGTTAGCCCAAGACAAACTGCTTGGCTTTTCAAATTTTAAATTATCGGCATCTGGAAGACCGTGACCGTAGGTTAACGAATCGCCGAATACAACAAGCCTCTTACAGTTATCAAAATACATATAGTTAATTATCTTGTGGCCAAAAGAAAACCCGCTCGTGTGACTAAGTCATAGAGGAGCGGGCCTTATTTACTTCTTAGGTGCGTCTTTTGGTGCTTCAGCTTTTGGTTTTTCAACCTTAGGCATTTCCTTAGTAGGTTTCTTGCACTCTGTCTTAGCTTTGTTAGCCTCGACTTTGCAATCAATCTTAGAGCTTTTTGGAACCCTAACTTCTACTGTCTTGCCATTGGCTTTAACATCTTTAGTTTCTTCCTTGGCTACTGCGGTACCTGCAAATGCTACTGCTAGACCTACTGCGATTAATAGTTGTTTCATAGTAACAACCTCCTTTCAAAAATATTTATGTCCAAAGTGCATGTCTCACTTTGATAAGACGAATTAACATAGCTTCGTCTTCTGCTTCATATGCTTGTTCAATTTCGTGCGTTTTCTTCAGAGCCGCCTCACCGAACGCACGAAGTTCTGGATCTTTGGCTTCTCCGATAAAACTACCGCCTTCCTCGCGTTTGCGTTCGCAGTATTCACTCCACCCGCTAGCATCGTGAGGATCTGGACGATTACGATAAACTTCAGTCCACCACTTGTAAAGTGCTAGTATTTCTAGGGCTCTTTCGGCCTGCGGAGTAGGTGTGCCAACATTTGGATCGCCTTCTTCCCAGCCGTCGTCAACAGTATGACGAAGCTCGCTTTGCCACTTGAGATTATCAAGACCTGCTTGTGGGCAACGCCAAGTACGCCAACGGAACCAACCAGTGGCCCAGAATGGTGCGTTATACTTTGCCTTTTCGGCAGGATCTGCCCAGGCAATGTGCCACCATGCTAGTTCAACTTCTACAAAATCTTGAAGCTCATTGAAAAGACATGGGAGAAAACGGTGCCCAACATCTGACCAAGTACCAGGCTTGATATCCCGAGGATGAGCAGTAAGAGCATGAGTACGAGTAACCCAGCGGTTATTAATATAGTATTTTGCACTGTATAATGTGTCCGGAATAAAGTAAACGATTCGCTGTAGGTAGTCTAAGCCTTCTTCGGCTAGCCACCAACGAATGGGATATGCGGCCTTGGCACGAGCTTCCCATTCGTCCCAGCCTTCACTAGTCTTGGCTCCGCCCTTAGTGGTGCCACGAAGCCAGTCAGCAAACTTAGAGCAGGTCCAATAGTGATTACGCATTTCAGTCTTTCTTTCCGCCAAACAGTTGTAATAGACTTAAGAACAAGTTGATAAAATCGAGATAAAGTGTTAACGCACCCATTACCTCAGCTTTACCGTCATTGTCGTAACTGACAATTTCTCGAATTTTTTGTGTGTCATAGGCAGTTAAGCCAAGGAACACAATAACAGCAATAGCACTAATAACCATTTGGAATACAGTACTACCGATAAAGATGTTAATAATACTAGCAATGATAATAGCAATCAATCCAATGAACATGAATTGCCCGATGCTATCTAGATTCTTTTTAGTAAAATATCCGTAGAAGCTCATGACACCAAACAATACTGCGGCACTCATAAATGCGCTTACGATACTACCCATGTTGTAAACAGCAAAGATTGTAGCGAAGCTCAAACCCATCAGCGCGGCAAACCCGTGTAAAAAAATTTGTAAGGCAGGCTTACTCATCTTTTCCATAGCAACACTAACACCTAGAATCGCAATCAACGGCGCAAAAATTACAATCCATTTCATAGCACCAGTAAAGAAAAATTCTAAAAGTGAAGCATTAGTACCAACGAGATAGCTGATAATCATGCTAGTTAGAACAGCTAGACCCATGTGGCCGTAGACTCGGCCCATAGCTGAATTAATTTCTGTAGCTGACCTATAGGTTACTGCGTACATTTTATTCTCCTTTATTCATTAGTGGCATCCACCACTTATACATATTTAAATACACTTCAATCCACGCTGTGTTATATTGACAGTATAGATTCCAAAACTCAATATATTGAGCAGTAGTATTTGACAACGGTTGTCCGGTACAGTTCATCGATAACTCCTGTTTAAAATCGGTTGAAATCTTTCAATAAATGCTAATTCCAAACAGCTATAAGTCTGTTTTGTAAAAGTGTTAGTGTAATAGATCCAGCGTTCGCCGTCAACATCTCTAACATCGTCTACATAAAACTCAGTCTGATTTGGACTTTGCCATAGTTCTTCTTTTTTAACTTTCATTTTAATGCATCCATCATTTGGTTCTTAGCCTCTTCTTTGACTTCTTGTTTGTGGATAGTCTGCAATCCACGAAACATTTCTTCAACGACGTGTATGATAGCGGACTTGCCATCCTCTGTCAAGTGACTGTACTCTGGACTTACAGAGCTTTCATGCCAAACTCTAGCATTTTGACTCAGCTCTAGCAAAGCACCATAGAGCATGTCTTTGTGCATTGACCGACGTATATCAAATTTTCTCGCCATTGGCAAACCCTCTAAAATGTAAGAAGCGCGGAAAGCGTAAAGAGTAACTTCCATCTTGATTTTGCGTAATCGCATCGGCACGGACTTCAACGATCTTCCCAACCACTTTATCACGGGAAATCCAATAATCATTACGGGAATCATCAGAAAACCCAGACCCCACATTAACACGAATTCTTTTTCCGTCATCTTCACCCTCACAAACTAATGCACCTAACCGACCAACGTTCTTGCCTGTACCTTCTTCTACAGCAACAACATTAAGACTTACCTCAATAAACGGTTTGAGTTTAAGCCAATTAACAGTTCTTTTACATTCGTACGGAGCATTAATTTCTTTAATCATAATGCCTTCATAGCCACCTTCGATGGCCATTTGATTGATAGCTTTAAACCTTTCAGCACCTTCAGGTTCGCTGATATTAACAACTTCGTGAGCTACTACTTCAACGTTAGGCAATAGTGCCTTATTGGTATTGTGCCAACCGATTAGGGTTTCACTTCTTAACAGTTGGGGAACATGAGCAACGCCAGCTTCGAAGTCTTCAAGTGTTAGGATATCAAAAAGATGCAAAATAGCATCATCGGCCTTAACATCACTCTTGCGATGCACCTGCTTCATTAAGTCTTGGAAACTGCTAGACATTACTTCGCCATCAAAGACCATAGGTACATTATAGTGGCCTGCGGTCTTGGACATTTGTTCTTTGATAGTCTCAAAGTTTACCAACTCTTTACCATTGCGACTAAATTGATCAACACGCCCATTTGGATAGACAATAGTAATAACCCGAACACCATCGAGCTTGACTTCAATAAGTTTTTCCCCTCCGACCTTGCCTTCATGATTAGCACTATCATGAGCAAGCTGGCAACTAAAAACAGGAACTGCATAATTTGGATTTTTCTTTTCTACGACTTTGTTAACGGTCTTTTCTGAAACACCGCAACGAAGATCTTTAATAAGGATGCGACGATACCAGCCATTCCACTCTGCCTTAGTGGCAGTGTTCATCAATGCCTCAACGGCACTCCGAGCAACGTTACCGGTGAGTTCACGATTAGCCAAACGCTTAACAACACTAATAAAACCATCCCAAGGTAGCCCAGTACCATCTTCATTTGTTTTCTCCGGAATTTGTTTGAGTCCAAATGTGATCATTGGATCTAGTGCAAGTCTGCAACCTTCGAAGAACTCATCGTTCTTCTGAGTCATTTGGACTTCGATAATCGCTTCTTTGTCCAAACGACTATTATGAGTTTCAAGTGCTGAAATAACGTATTGACAAGGGTCGCTCATTTGTAATCCTAGTATTTTTGCAATACTAGTATTATACAGGAAACAGATTAGTATGTCAAGTAGTCAGTGGTCTTAAATGGCTTACCTCGTTCGGCATATTCCAACTGACTCATGATTTTTTTCTTCATTTGACGGACTTTTGGGTGGTCGTGATTATATTCAAATGCTTTCATAAATCTTCCCCAACCATTTGGTCTTACTCTTTTTTGAACATTACTGTCTAGGTATTGTCGGATAGCACTAGGATTCATGCCAAACTTATCAATCATATCCTGTGCTAGATTGAAAGAATGGGCACCCATTTCATCTCTATCACCATAGTACTCTTGTTCTTTGCGTGTTCTTGCATAGTAGGCAGTACTTTGGTAACCCGGAATAGCTTTAAACTTTCTAGCTCTAAACTGTCTAGTATGAATAACTTCGTGCAGTACGATATCTGCGAAAACGGTACAGATTCTTTCAAATCTGTAATTGCTCATCTTCATAGTTGAAGCATCTTGAGGATATGCTAGTTGTAGCTCTATGAATTTGCTTTTACCTTGTCGATCATAGTCAGAGTGATAAACACCGCCAATCCACATTTCACCTTTTCTCACGGGAGAAAATCTACTGCTAGTGACTTTAATAGGTATATGAGACTTAACGTGTTTGCTAATGATCTTGGTTATTTCAGTAAAGGTTAGGCGTCGATCTACAAGCTCAGGTTTCAGCTTATAGAACAGCGAATACAATGTATTTCGATCTAGTAGACTCCAGTTAAAACCCTTGCGAGCCATAGCACACTCCTAGTAATTGTATTTATAGTGTACTAGGCTCATGAATTAACTGCGCATATTATGGGCGTTTTTCAATGACTTTGTCAGCCAACCCATATTTTACAGCTTCATCCGCACTTAAAAACGTATCAAATTTCATGTCATTGAACAGTTCTTCGTAGGTTTTACCTGCTGTATTGTGTTTAACATACAGTTCTGTTAGACGTTTGTTAATGCGTTGGCTTTCTTCGTAGGTGCGTTTAGCATCTTCGAACTGTAGCTCTTGCACGTGAACTGAACCACGGGTACCCGGAGTACCGGAACTAACACGATGGATCATCGTACGACTTTCGGGAAGGACGAAACGTTTGCCCTTAGCACCCGCTTGTGCTAGAAAACTGCCCATACTACATGCCTGTCCTAGAACGATCGTAGATACAGCGGGCCTAATAAACTGCATAGTATCATAGATAGCCAAGCCAGCAGTTACGCTACCGCCTGGACTGTTAATAAAGAATTGGATGTCCTCAGTGCCCTGGCTTTCTAAGAACAACAATTGAGCAACAATGATACTAGAACTGTGTTCATTTACATCAGTATCTAGCATAACAATGCGATCTTTAAGTAGTCGACTGTAAATGTCATAACTACGCTCGCCACGAGCTTCTTGCTCAACAACCATAGGTACTAAATGTGGCATATTAAATCCTCTTGAAGTTAAATTTATAAAGGTTATAGAAATGCATATTATCGATTCTATCCGCTGTTCGAAAAGCCTGTAGATGAACTGTTTCGGATTCTTCTAGGAATTTCCTAAACATTTCCATCAACGGGTTAGACTGATCAATCGCTACACAAAATAAGTAGGTTTGATCAGTAAACCAGAATCTTTCAATTTTTCTTTTCTGTTGTCTAGACACTGTGCTTTTTAAGAATGTTAGAGATAGATCTTCTTTAGAAGCATTAATGCCATACCGAACAGATGGCACATCTGTAGTATTATATTTTTTGGTAAATGTATCGTAAATCATGTCTTCTTCAAAGAAATATGGTAATTTAAAATATATACCACAATCTTTGTCAGAGCAAGATTTAATTCTGTTTTCCAATAAGTTGATAAGACGTCTACGATAGTCGCTGAGATTCCCACCAGACATGGCCTTCCAAAAATATTTTTTTGTGTAGTAATCTCGAACCGTTTCGGCATAGACCCTAAGGTCATCTGTGATAGAGTCTAGAGTTTCGGGATCTTGAAGGCCAGCAAATGGTTTGCCCTCGTCTGATAATTTTTTTGCGGCACAGGCTAGTACTAACGGATCTTCTTTGAAATCAGTACTGCGTTCTTTAAACACTGACAGAGCTTCAAAGTCGAATTCGTCTTTTCTAGCTTGAATCTGAGCAAGTATATTAGTCATTAATCGAATCCGTGTTTAGTTTGGAACCGTTGATTAAACCAGCAACCATTTGAAACTTTTCAAAAGCCTTTTTAGCCGCAGGATTACGATCTAGCTCGTTGTCGGGCAAGAAAGTTTCTAGCCAGTAGTAGGGCAAGCGGCGAGGATGAGCACCAAACTTTCGAGGTTGGTGAAACTTACCTTGTTCCCAAAGTTCAATACTTGCTGAACGGAAACGGTCCTCATCCTCGTCTGTGTATCCTGCCCACTCTGGATGACTACCAGCAAAGAAGCCTCGCATCATGTTGCCATCACTGCCGCCGCCATAGCCCTGCCAAATGCTTTCCCACTGTTTGTCATTGTGGGGATCAAAATCTGTACGAGCAACAATGACAAGAACATCTTCGATGTTTACTTTGCCATCGACAATATCTCGGATGCATCGGCTATAACTAAGTCCAATTTTCATTTGATTACTTCTTTCTGTTTCGGTGTTACAAATATAGGGCGACCTTCTTGTCTAATAACATCAGCTAGACCTTGTGGATCTTCTTTGGCTATCTCATCCAATTCGTTTAAAGATAATTCAGAATCGAACGCCCAAATTTCTGGAAAACGCTGTGGATTAGCCTGTGCCCTAAGTATAGCATATCTCGGTATAGGGAAGTCAAGAGCAGTTCCTTTCAAAGTAGCCCACATCGATTTCTTTTCATGTTGGCTAGCATCAAATATCCACTCAAACCCTAGAGTATCAAAATATGCTACAAAAGAATGAGGCATGTTAACCTCTTGAAGAAGTTTTAGTTACGGTTACTGTAGGACCATCGCTGACAAAACTCAACGGGCCGGCTTTGCCCTCGTAGACTCTACCGTTCCATGTTAGAAGAAGTTTTATGCTTCGATTGAGAGAAACAGTGAGATTTCTTTTTTCATTGAAGGCTAATATCTCTGCTGTGACTTTATTTCCATTGTCTTCGCAGATAACTTCACAGGTATCGCTAACGTATGTTTTCATTCCTCGTCCCCTAGGCTATATATGTTACCTTCATTCTTCACCAACTTGACCCAATGCTCAAAGAAAGTTTTCAGCTCTAATTGCGCTTCTTGACTAACAGTTTCATCAGGCATAGACTTCTTTAAAAATACATCAACGCCCATAGACAATGCGTCGACTATAGTAACATATGACCAGTAGAATTGCTTAGATCCTTTATAGGTCATGATCATGCTTTGGCTTTCTAAAGGTTCGTCTGGATCATAAGGACATTCTGCGTCCCAGATCGATACACCATTTTCATCTATCAAGCCGTTCATAGAGTAAACCGAACTTGTTTGATTGAATCCCAACGGAAACTTTTCCAGTGTTTTGATTCTAGATCGTAGACTGGACAGATCTCATCATTAGGTTTCTTTTCTCTTTTAGGCTCTAGACTTTCAACGATTGGTTCTTGTGGAATCAAAGAGGTATTGGTAGTACACTCCATGACTCGTTCAGTGCCGTCTTTTTTAGTAAACGTCACTGTTACAGGACCAAAAGCTAAATGGCCTTTGAGCCATTTTTTAAAAAGTTTTAGTTCTTTTTCAGTTAATTGATTAGGCATTTTTGTTTTCAATTCGACTTCTAAGTTCTGCATTTTCTTTTTCCAACGCTTCTACTTTATTTGCCAACATATGAAACAATTCGCTAATGTTTTTAGCAGATGAGCGAAGTATTTCTGCGATATCAGGTTCCATTTAAATCTCCAAAATAATGTTAGGGTTCCAGCCAGTTTGCTCGCTGTAACCGTCGTTTTCGTAACCACGTGGGTTACATACAATACGAGTCTCACCGATCATGTAATCAAAAGGATGATGAGTATGCCCGTGTGTCCACAGTTTGATCTGCGGATGATCCAAAATAAACTCGCTCAAGTCACTGTGATAAGCACCGTTCATTAAGCTGTCATGTGCATACTGCGGATGAATGCTTTGAAGGCTTGGGCTGTGATGCCCTACAACAACAAATTTTTCATCGTGCTTTTCTGAAATCACACTCTTAATGTAGTCAAGTGTTTGACGATGGCGAACTACAGTATCTGCAGGCTTCAGGTTAGTGTAACCTTTTTCATCGTTCTTGATGATACGGAAGTCGTTCATCATGTCGCGAACAGCATGAAGTGTAAGCGGATCGCCTTTGTTCATGTTAGTCCATAATGTACCACCGACAAACATAACGTCGTCAATCTTTTTGCAGTCACGCTCTAAGAAGTAGACATTAGGAAACTGGGCGCATTCATCTCTAAGATACTGTATACCCTTGACCCATTTGCCGTGATAAAATTCGTGATTGCCTGCCACGTAAACCACATGTGGGAATTGAAAGGAGCAACGCTTCAAAAAGTCTCGGAATCTCTGTACCCGTTGTTGTTTACGACCTAAGTCAGCAAACGCACCGTATTCATAGACACTAGGAACGTAGGGGTGGTCATGCAGATCTTCGGCAACCATGATATCGCCAGAGAGGATCAGAACATCACAATTTTCATCGTTTTTGATGTTGATGTCCGAAAACTCTAAATGTAGATCGCTGACTAATTTGATTTTCATAACTTTTCCGAAAGCAAGATTTTACACAACCTTTGATCCTTTTCTGATTTAAATTCAAACACCATATGATCTTCGTAGGGATGATACACAAACCTATGTCCAGGTAGCCCAAAAACTTCTAAAACTTGGGCACAGGTTTCATTCCACCAAAGATTATTCTGATTGTTCCATTTAATTATAACAGGATAATCAAAAGTTGTCAAGATATTCTACTGATTTTTTTTCTAGAGGAGTGATGCGATAGAGCTTTTCCATTTATACCTCATTTGGATTAAAGTTTAGTCCCCGCCACTGCGTAATCTTAACTGTTAAGATACCAGTCTTCCAATTTTTACCATCCCAATCGGCCATTCTAGGACCACTGTTCGGCCATACAGCACCCTCAACTAGAACTTCATACTGGCCGTTGTATGCTGGTTTAACATCTTTATCGAACCAGTTAGTCTTTTGATCTTCCCAGATCTTTTCAAGTTCTTCGCCTGGGCTCCAATCAAACCCGCTATCTTTTGCTTCGAGTGGTTCTCCACATTCTGGACAGACCATTTCGTCATTGTCATTGTAAGATACTTCGTCCACAGAGCCTTTCCAATCGCATTGAACGCATTCGTAATCAGCTGAACTTTCATCGTTATCATCTTCATCAGCGTCGAATTCTTCGGCTTCGTAGACTTCTTCATCGCCACCGAGGATCCATTTGCTTTCAGCCCATTTACCGGTTGTGGAGTAGCCACCAGAGCCGTCTAGTTCTTCACCGTCATATTCTACAAAATTAACAATATGCCAACCGTCGCAGGATTCAAATTTTATGACAAGTTTCTTAGGATCAAACGGTTGCGTAAGTGTAAACTCGCAATCAAAGAAACAACCTTTTTCGCCCGAGCCTCCCCAGAACGCGACTTCACCTGGCTCTAGGTCATCAAAGTCAACATCGCTGAATTGTTCAACAACTACTCCTGAATCTTCTAAGGAACTCCATCCTAGATCGTGTTCCCAAATAGTATTACCTTTATCATCGGTAATGGTAATGGTATTTAGGTCGGAAAGTTCAGGCCCAGATGCGTGAAACATGCCGTTGCATTCATATGCACTACCAGCAGGAAATGGTTGCATATCGTCCGGAACTTTCATACCGTTATCCCAGTCGCTGGCATATTCTCCAATGTCTAGTTTACGTTCTTTAAAGTATTCGTAGATTTTTCTTTCAACACGACCAGCATACGATTCTCCACCGTATCCTTGGATAAGCATCTGCACCTTTATTGGTGTAAATTTTAATATTTCAATCAATTCTTCTTTTTGTTGTTTTGTAGCCATAATTCCTCCTATTGGACAGCCTTTACATAGTTGAGCCTAGTTTGAAACTTTTTTGTTAACCAATGAACGCTGTGTTCTTTTACTTTGGCTTTTACAACTACACAATCACCAACAGTCAACGGTTTTTTTGAAAACCAACTGACTAACTTATTGTCAATGATAGCATCAACATTCCAAGCATCAAAGTTTTTTGAGCGAACACACTGCAATATTTCGCAGTCTTTGTCAAGGACCCATTTGTCCACTTCTTCGATATATTCATTAATGACTTCTTTGGTTTTCTTTTCAATTGTGTTTCTAGAAAGGTCTCTTAGCCAAACGCTAGGTAGACAAGCAATATATCCAATTTTGCTAGCAGGAACTTCCTCGTTGAACAACAGAGTATTAACTTCTGTTTGGAATTCGTTGTCGCCTTTGATTGCACTAAACATAAGGCGCCGAAAATACTTTTTAATTTCTTCTGCTTGAGCCTTATCGCAGTCTTGGATGAAAATAGCCTGTGGAGAGAATTCAGGCGAAGCACCACCTTTGAAAATTCCAAGAGCAAATTTAATTAAAGTTTTGTTGTCGTGCTTGACGAACAAGAATTTGCCTTCATTATCGAAGACGCTTTCTGCTTCTTTTATATAGGATTTGTTTTCGCGCTGTGCCGCACAGGCCAACTCTAGTACTCGTTGAGTAGGAAAATTTTGGCTCATTTGTCGCTTTCAAAACTGTTGAACGATGCTTAATTATAGTAGAAAACGGCAGACTTGTCAATGTCAATTAGATTCAAATATACTTTTTTGATTAGTTTTCGAATAACGGGATGATCGATGCTTTGGAATTCTCCAAAGTAAGAAAGCAAGTTTGGGCTAGCATAAAGGCCTTTTGGACGAATTTGTGCTAATTGGCTAGCACGATGCAGATATTGTATGCTACGAGTCCTTCCTAGGTTTCTTATAAGTTCGATAGCGATACTTAGAGCATACGCATCGATTTCATCCGGATCTCCTAGGTAGCTTTTGTTAGAAGATTCATCTAGCAGATATGTGTTAGGACGGTATCGACGCTTTCGACCTTGTTCTTGATGTTTGAACTCGTGTACAACCGCATCATAAATTTGAACCAACAGCTGGCTAGCCTGTTCAAATTTAAATTCAGCATCTTCGATATTATGGTGTACAAACACTTCAATGGCACATTCGTGATTTCGATCTTCTTCTACATCATAATATGCATTAACGTAAAATTCATTTGGTTCTAGATTCGTTTCTCTTCGAGAAGTTAACTTGATATCTAAATTTTTACGTTTAAATTCTTTTCTTATTTTTGATAAGATGCTACGCAAGCTCGAGCCGTGGCGTACCTTAGACATTACCTGTACGCATATTTCACGAGTAGCGTAGAGAATTGAGTTCACGTTACAACCTAAAAACGATTCGCCCTTTAGTCAGATCGTAAGGACTAACTTCCATTTTTACTTTATCACCCAGGATGATTTTAATCTTATGCTGTTTTAATTTGCCGCCCATATAACAAAGCAGTTGATGTTCTGTTTGTTCTACCTTTACTCTAAAAGTAGAGTTGGGCAATACATCTGTGACGATGCCTATGAGTTCTAAGAGTTCTGAATTTTTAGCCATGTTTCTTGATAGATATAGCACCATCTTCAACAGTGATATCTAGAGTATCTCCTTCCTTCCAACCCATTTGTTCACAGAGCTCCGGGGGCAATTTCATAATGACATTGTCTGGGTCGCCTGGAATTTCTTCAAAAATTTCTTCAGCCAAATATGTAGTTTTCATAGTAGTATATTTACTTTAAAGATGCTATAATTCTACAGTATGTATCCTTGTTAGTCAAGAACCTTTGATGAACATGGTTTCTTAAATTAAATATTCAATGATAAATTATCAAAAAATACTCAAAGAAGGTGTAATCATTTCTAGTTCTGGAACTAGCGGTAAGCCTAATGATTTTTATCAAACAACTGATAAGTTGATATTCGCCAATCAGATAGCTTTACAAGCCCAGCACATTACCAAACAGAGTAGAATATATACCTGCTGTAAAATAACTCATGCCGGCGGATTGTTAGCTCAAACTTTACCAGCGTTAAGCATTGGTGCTCATGTTGACATAGAACCATTTAATGCCTACGAGTTTGTAAAAAAGATTAAAAAATACACCCATACCCACATCACTCCGCTACACGCCAAAGCAATAATGTTGACCAAAGGTTTTAAAACTTTAGATTTGTCTGGTGTGTGGGTCACCTGCGGTGCTGACCCTGTGACCTGGGATATCATAGAAGCCTTTGTTGACCGAGGAGCAACTTTTATGACTAACTGGGGTATGAGCGAAGTTGGGCCTATAGCCATTAATACTGTGTTTACTAGTCTAGCACAGGTAAAAGCGATCAAAAATATTTCACCACCTGATTCTACCTTATTAGGTAATACATTCTGGTGTGACTGGAAGATAGTTAATAACGAGCTAATAGTTAGAGGTGACTTATCAATTTTTAATGGCTGGTATCCAACTAAAGACCTGGTAGTTATGAAAGATGATTTTATGTTTTATCAAGGAAGGACTAACAAGGATATTGATCTATGGGCGCCGAAAAAAGGTTAATAACAACAATCTACGATAGATCTCAAAAAGAAGATTTATTAAAATTTTGTAGTTCTTGTGATCTTGCAGGTTATGCTAACAATCGTAGTCTACAAAGCATGAAATTAGATTGGTGTTTAGATCTCGGCGGCGCATTTTATACCAGCAGATTAGAAAATGAAATAATTTCAGTTAGTGGTTGCCATCCCTTAAAAGAAGTAGGTTCAGATGTCTATAGGATACTGTTTAGAGGTGCAGAACTTCCGCAGTATAAAAACTATCATGGAATAATGAGCAAAACACACATGGGATCTATCCCATTCTTTTATCACGTTCCTTTACAAATCAAATACGGGCAAGAAGTAGGATACAAGAGGTTTGTAATCACTACCAATTGGACTAACAGTATATCCTCTATGGAGAAAAGCCATAGGGTGTTTAATCTTTTAGAAAGGCAAGGTCTTGTTACTAAGCTAGTCGATAAAATGATGTTGTTCTATACTGAGCAGTCAGTCTGGGAACTCGATCTTGATATGTATTTTAAACTAAGAACAGAATTTAAGGATAGGCATGGATTATAAAAACAGTGATCGTTTACTGTTTATCTGTGCCAGTGCTGGCAACGGCGGACATCGGCTTGGCAGGATAGTATCATGTGCAGAAAACGTCTACTGGTATTCGCATGCTAATAACGGAATACATCCTTGGGATGCTGAACGTAACAACATTATTAAAGGTAAAGACATTAGTCAATATCATTATGATAGATTATTACCCCTTGGCGTTGTCCCATTAGTTGGAGAAAGGGTTGAAAAATATTGGTCAGAGGATGACGTAGATTATTATTACTCTGTTGTATGGCCTAAGCTCATGCAGTCGGTTAACGCTGACCAGATTTTAGAACATCATTTTCTAACATGGGTGGTGCATGACGCTCCTAAAAACATTCGATCTCGATTTCCTAACAGTAAGATTATAAATTTAATAGACGACGATGTTGATAGCGTTGCTTTAAGATATTTTCAAACAACCTCGCTGTTTCCTGCAAAGATAGAAAACACGGATATTAAACCGAGTAGTTATCTATCCAATTTTTCAAAATTAATTAAAGACGTAGAAACAAAAAATCTAAAACCTTCTATAAGAGATTTATGGTGCTTCCAAAAGCATAATGAATTTTTTTATAATCCTATCTATGATCAAGAATATCTTACAGATATTAAACTAGAACTAGCAGATTTGGACGCCAAAAAAAATAGCCCAGTAAGTAATTCATTGTCACTTACTTGGGCTAGGTTAGATATTAGATCGATTGAATCATATCTTAATTCTAAACTAAACGAAAATTTCAAGCATTTAATTTAACAAGACCTATTTTCATATATTCTTGTTTAAGCTCGAGATTTAAATTTATACTGTTTTCCTCTAACAAGAATCCCCCAAAGAGTGTCATCGAAGGCTGATACTGAGTCTTTAATTCATTGTAGATAGTGTTAGTTTTATCAATAAAATTCAACCAAGCAGTTTTATCTGCATTTATACTGTCTTGAAATTTTTGATAAAAGTTTTCTAATAACTCTTCAGGTGAAATTAGATCTGTATTCTTTTCTAAGAAATAAAGACTAACATCTTGATAGTCTTCAATAAATCGTTTAGCATTTAACAATGCGCCAGGGCCTAGAATAATAACATCCTCGACTGAGGGATTATTGTGAATAAATTTCTTTAATCTTTTATTCCAGCCATCATAGTTATAGGCCTTTGTTTCATCCCAGTTTCCATAACCACCGAATTTAATTTCAATGTGTTTTTCTGATGAATTATTTTTTTCTATTAGCAAAGGCTGGATCTTTTCTGAAACTTTTAAAAAGTTTGCACCAACTGATCCTAAGAATAAATGTAATCTCATATTACTTTCCTTTTGCGTAAATTAACTCTTCAGAGCCATCTTCTTTAACTTGATACGCATCAAAGCCTCCAATCGCATTAGGGCGATACCGCATATCTTTATTTCCACGATTATAAAATTCCCAACTAGACTCTGTCATGTAACCAGTTAGGTGTACGCTGTATCTAGTCTTTGGACTTAGATTAGCAGTACCGTGCGGCATGTCCTGCCAGTTCCAACTAATGCATTCTCCCTTGCGCCAATGACTATAAGTAGAATTTCCTGCGATCCAGATATGCCCCGGAATCCAGTCTTCCATGAAGATTACGAATCTTCTAAGTTTCTCTGGTTTCCATGCAAGTTCCATATCTACGTCACGTATTACGGCATAGTAAAGATCATGATGATACATCAGCATTTGACCAGGACGTTGCATATGAAAGCTCTCATATCCGTAGTCTCGACGAGCACCGGCGTTTGCAGTTTCATAATCTAGGCCAATGAAGTCTGAAATCCTTCTACAAGATGATCGGTCCTCTACTAGAGCACCGTCAAACATAGGAAAGTTATCTAAGTCGATGCCGATCTTTTCAGCATCATTAACCATAGTAATAGGATAGTGACTGCTCATCTCATCTCTGTACTCTGGGGTCCCAGTACGATCAATTAGTGTAGTGGCTCCAAAGTTTCCTTCTTCACCATATTTGATATCCGGTGCAAAGTCTAGACCTTCAAAGATACCTAGTCTATCAATGACGCTGTCGATAGGATCAGGACCAAATCTAGTTTCGTCGTAATTACTAAAGCTCTTAGCTTGTAACCAACGACTAGGTTTACCTGTCTCGGGATCATTCCAATTTCTCGGTGGTGGTCCTGGAGGTGGCCCCTGAAACTCCATCCACTTGTCACGAGCCTTTTCCCACTCTGCTTGTCGAATGGTTAAATCTCTTTGCTTCTCAACCCATTCATCGTGGGGTATAATTCTTATTAGATTTTTACTCATTATACGATATCCATTATAGCTACTTTAGGTGCATCAACGAAATTAGGATATGCCTGAGGTTTTGACAATGGAGGTATGTTAAACCTCTTTTCTAACCATACACCGTCGTGATCATAGTCATACCATTGAACATTTTTTCTTGTTCCAAATTCCATAATTAGTTTATTTTCTTCTTCGATTTGTTGTCGCATTCTTTCTGTGTTTTCATACCAAGTGTAGATAGGATAGTCAATGCTCCAGCCTCCCATCTTATACCACCAGTCTTCTGCTTGTACGGAATCTCTCCATACTAGCATGATAGAATGTCCTTTACAGTTATCCCATAGCCAATCTAAGTTATATGAAAACCAGTGACTTTTGATTAACTTATAAGGGGCAAGAACATCTTTATAGGGCTTTAGGCACTCTTTGTAAAAATCATCAACGGAAGAATATTTTCTAAGATCATCAAAATCCTCACCGTACTCGTGATAAGGACCAAAGTACATGCCTTTATGTGTAGTTGCCTGCCAGTTTTCTGCGATCACAGTATATTGTGATTTATGTTCTTCAGGTAAGTTATAACTTCTTTGTCCAACTTCATCTGAGTTGTCAAACTTATCTTTAAATGCTCTCTTGAATCGCTGGCTGATCATGCTCCATGCTGAACCAGGGCATCCTGCTACGAAATGAAATTTTAAATCATTAATAATCATCGCTGTTCTACTTTACAGTTATACGGATCAATTTTATATTTTTTTAGCTCGCCCGGTTTTTTATACCACCATGCCATGCGTGTACTTCTAACTTCATTAAACGCATCCAACACTTCTTCAACAAATGGACCTTTGATAATCTCTAGGCTGTGATCATTGCCGATATTAATAATATCGTCGTCGGTCCAGATGTAGTGAGATTCTTGATGATGATATGAAGAAACAGAATCTCTCATGGTCCTCATTACAATATATCCGCCAGGTTTGACCCAACTTACAACTTTAGTAAAGTGTTTTTGGACTAACTCTCTAGTACCGAATTGAATACTACCTAGGGCTAGAACTGCATCTGCCGATTCGAGTCTAAAATTAATATCTTCTATGTTAGCTACGATATCAACAAAGGGAAAAGGTTCTTGATCAAAACCGATGATGTTTTTAATATGTCCCTTGAAACGATTATGACCACATCCAACATCAATGACTAGGTCAGGGTCCAAAGCATTTACTTCATCGATGAGATTAAATCCGGTGTGCTTGTAGTGTTTCCAGGCTTTCCATCCTGCCCACGAACTCGGATTGAATTTATCTGCTAGGTTAGTATTTAAAATTGACATTAAAAATTATACTCGCTTACAGTGATGTCTAGTGTATATCTAAAATTTATCTCTTTGTCTGGGCGACCTTCTAAAGAACTGATATAGTTAGTCAGCTCATCGTTAGCTTTAGTAACTCCCCATCTATCTCTAAAATACTGTTCTCTAACAACATCTATCTTGAGATTGTTTTCTTGTACAAACTTTCTAGTATAATAGTTTTCCTCTAGAATCTTTGCTTTTATCGTATCCGGATCTTTATAGTATTCACTGTAATTCGGATAGGTAATCTTTTCAAATCCCCCAGCTTTCATCCATGACCAATAACTAATACTGTCATCTCTCATCACAACAAGTATTTTACTTTTTGGAAAAGTGTTTTTAATGTAGTTGAGATTTAGAGCAAATTGATGACACTTAATGATTCTATATTGATCCCAATTTTTATCTTTATAGGGCTTTTCAATCTCGTCGATAATTTCTTGTTTCGAAAGTTTATCTATTTCGTGAAATCTTTCGCCTATGCCGTTGCCTTGTCCCCAGTACGCTCCTTGATGGCTGATGCCTGAGAATCCAGTGTCGTAGTGAGTATAGGTCTTAGACTCGTCGTAATCAGAGGTATTGATATTCAGATACGGTGTGTGAGTTAGCACATGAGCAAACGCACTCCATTTAGAACCAGGAACACCTGTATAAAAAATAATTTTACTTTCGTCGATCATACAATAATTTTGTTATTTTTAAGTTCGATTAAAGCCTGTTCAGTTCTCTCTGTTTTGACACCAGTGACTAGTAAGCTGACTCTAGGAGTCAATCCCGAGTTTGCCGAACTATGCGGAACATTTTGCCAGTCAAAGGTATGAGCTTCTCCGGCTCTCCATTGTTGGTAAACAAAATTACCATATTGGTTGTAATGACCCTGATCCCAGTCTGTGAGCATGATCATTATTCTGATCACTCTGTTGGGATCGCTAGGATAAAACTTTTCTAATTTATCTATATGTTTAATAAAAACCTGTCCAGGCCATTGTACATGAACCCTACTTTCTTCGTTGAAGAGACCAAAGAAATCAGTGATTTTTTGAAATACTGGTGCTAGGTTGTATTCGAGATTTGAAAATACCATATTAGGATCGGCACCAGCATTGATTAAATCATACTCCTCGGCATCAACGAGCTTGTTTGGCGCACCAGTCTTTGACCTATTCCTCCAAGTAGCGGGTCTAGCAGTTTCAATCGCTTCAGCTACTTCCTTAGACCAATCTCCACTAAAAGAACCTAAATGTTGGACTTTATCCCAGTTAGGATCTATTATGGTGTTGTCAAAATGGTACTTAGATTTTGCTCGTTGTATATCCCAATTACTTTCCATGTATAACCTCTGTTAGACAGATATTTAATGAAATAAATCTCTGAAGATAAAATAATCACAGACGAAGGTTATTTCAGCACCAATGAAAACAGATAGCCAATAGTTCTTAACTAGATCCCATATGCGTTTGATTAACCACCAGGCGGCAAGTACTCGTAAAGTGTAAAGTATATCCGACTTTATATAGTTGAATATATCAGGCAACTCTTGCGCATTAAAATAGTGACCAAATACGAAAGTGTCGTAGGCAAAACTTAGTTGAGCCATAACAAATACTGCCGCATAGTACGGCAAGTAGTTGTTTAGGATTTTTACTATGGGTCCACTGACTATGAGCCTATAGGAAACATAGATAATGTTAGTAAGTAATAATTCTATCAAGTATAATTAATCCCTAGATTTTTATGTCTAATACTTCTGTAAATGATATAGAAGGCTACTATAATACATACTACAAAAATAGGACGAGTGAGTAGATCTCCTAGATCGTAGAGTTGCATAGTCTGTTTTGTATAGCTTTCTAATCTCTCAGCGATCACAAAGGTTACTAGTACGGCAGGCCTGCTGATATCAAAGTATTTTAACATAATACCTAACAAAGAGCAAATACCTAATATAGCTAAATCTCGCCAAGTGCCTGTGTACTCCATATTCGCATATATTATGATAGCGATGATAACTGAAGCATAGATCCAATACGGTACACTTAGAAGTTTGATTATAAACTTCATCAAGAATATACTAAAAATAGCCACTAGTATGGTTCCGCCAACAAATCCTAAAACTAAACTCCACGCAAATTTAGAATCAGATACTAGTTCGGGACTACCTAACTCAATACCAAAATACATACAGATGGCCATCATTATAGCCGCAAAGGGCGCGGCCGGAATCCCAAATAGCACAGTAGGTATTAGACTTGAAACTTTCTGTGCATTATTTGCCCCTTCACAACCTAATAGGCCTTTGGGATTTCCGTTGCCAAATTCTTCATTAGGGTGTTTAGCTTTGGTCGCGCCGTATGCAAGAAAATCTCCGACAGCACCGCCGACTCCGGGTAACAGACCAGTGGCGAAACCAATGACTCCTCCCCGAAACATGTCTTTCCAATTTGTTATACAGTCTTTCATCCCAACACGTAGTTGTTGCCAGTAGTTGTCCAAGGTCACGGTCTGAGACCGCATGCCTTTGAATCCAAAGATTAATTCTGGAAGACCGAACAGGCCTGATATCAAAGGAATTATTTGTACACCTGCTTCTAGATAATCCCAACCAAAGATAAACCTAGGTGCTCCGGTGCTGGGCTCTTGTCCGATTAATCCTATGAATAATCCAATAGCAATAGCTAATACACTTTTATAAGGATTCTTGCTGGTAACGAATCCCACACAGGCCAACGATAAAAACATGAATCCTGCAAATTCCGGTATGCCAAATAACAATATTATTTTTCCGTAAAACGGTAAAAGTGTAAAGGCTAGGATACCGTAGAATACTCCGCTAAAGGTACTGTCAAAAATGGCAATACCCATAGCTCTCCCAGCCTCGCCGTTTTTAGTCATTGGGTAACCATCTATCACACAGGCCGCAGTAGTTGATGCGCCAGGTATTCCGGTAAGGATAGAAGTGTAACTATCAGCACTAGCACAGGCCGCTATGATGCTGGTCAAAAACACGATACCTAGATAAGGATCTGCTAAAAAATAAGATCCAAAACTAAAGACAGTGATTAGGGCTGTGGTAACACCAGCTATCGGAATAACTCCTACTAGGAGTCCATAAAGGCTTCCTAGTAGGATCCAGACAAAATATTCCATTTATTATTTTAACAATTCTGGTTTAAACACAGAAGGGAATCCGTAGGCTTCTTGATTCCACTTTACTGCTGTTTCTAGTGACTTTTTAGTGATGAGCTTTTCTAACTCTCCGATGACCTTGTTACCGTCGTTACCGATGATCCAAGGATATTTTCCTGTGTCTTTTTCTAGAGCGGCTACTGCCTCAGGGTCTGTGATCATCTTTCTAAGAGCAGAGCGAAGTTTTTCTGTGTTAGGATTACCTTTGTTTACCCAAAGAGATTTTTGAATAACGTCACGCCAGTTACGTGTGAGTCGATACGCTTCATACAATTCTCCTTTCGGATACTCACCCCACACTGACTTGTACTGTTCTTCAAATTGTGTGTTAGGGAAGTTAGGGTCGGCGATTTGTTTTTTCTTTGATAAATCGTAGATACCATGTGTGAACCAAATAATGTTCTTTGGATCTGCTTTTTCACCTGTGTAGTGCTTGATCCATGCCGCGGCAGATTCTCTAGTAGTGTTAAATTCACCCCTCATGAATCCTAAGCGTCTTTCGTTGCCTTTAACACCGTTGACCCATACGATACGTTTCTTAAAACATGCTAGGTACGCATCGGTGCTAGGCTGTGGTCCACAGGCCATCATAGCCATGGCCATACCGTCGGGTTCAAGTCCCGAACCACCAGCAACTTTAAAGGTTCCTGTTTTATCGTCAATGTCTTTGTTTTTCCCTACTACGATATCTAAGTTCATCATTCCAATGCTGTCATATTGGCGGTAATCATAATCAACTTTATCAAGCAAGAAGCTAACACCATTTCCGCCGTGAGCAACCATAATAGTCTTTGGATCGTTTCTTAGTTTATTATGAAACTCGTTAAATCCTGGAATGTCTCTAGCACCCGGAATATGACGAACTACTACTGGTTCATCTGTATACTTGCTCAAATTTCTTGCAACGATTTCCGCCCATACGCTAGTACCTTTTCCAGGCTCCTGCGGAACAATTAATGTGTAATCTGCATGTGCAGTAGCGAATCCAACATACAGTAAGGCCGCAGCCAAGATTTTTTTCATATATTTTTCTCCTTGATAACTATATATGCTTGTGTGATAAAAAATTTCTCAGAAACGGAGATTTTTTCTCAATCACAAAAATATTTACCATAAAGAGGAAATTTTGTATGAATACCAGAATTTTTAAGTTAATCCATGAAAATTTAGAATCTGCTTTTAGTTTACCCAAGTATGATTCAATTAGAGAAACTCTTTGCGAAAATACCAGGATTGACTTTCTGCCCTGGACACCTGCAAGATTTCAAAAGTTTGAAGATCGTATTAAAGAAGAATTACAATTCGACAGCATAGATTTAAAAGGAACCGTTGAAGAGGTTGTTGATCGTTTAGATAAACGATACCTAAATAGGTTCTTTGGAGAAATTTGGAAACCCACCACTGAAGTTTATCAGTACAGCGGATGGGCTTTAGTAGATGCTATCAATAAAGAAAAACCTAAGGCTGTACTAGACTTCGGCTGTGGATATAATCCGTTTAAAGGCCGCATCGAAAATCTTGTGGGAATTGATCCTTACAATAACTGTGCAGACTACATGGTTGACATTTTAGAATTTAAGGTAGACCCAGAAAGTTTTGATCATATTATTGTGTTTGGCAGTTTAAATTTCAACAGTAAACAAGACATTGAAACTAGATTCAAGCGACTTGTTGAAATTTTAATGCCCGGCGGCAAAATGTACTTTAGAGCCAACCCCGGAATACTGTGGCCCAACGGACCTTACGTTGATATATTTCCCTGGAGTTTTGAAATTGCTCATGAGTTCTCTAAAACCTACAATCTGCATCTTGAAACTTTTAAGAAAGACAACAACGATAGATTGTATTTTGAATACAAAAAACTTTAAGATTTTCTAATTTTTTTGTAGTACTGAATTCTTAATGTTTCTTTTCGCTCTTCAGCATCGAAGATTATATCTGTTAGTGGAGTATTTCCTAGGTACTGGTAGCTGTAGCCGAGGTTCATGAGGCGACTTAAAAAAGTCCAGTTTGCCTTGTTCTTTGGTCTGAGGATTTGATCTGCTTGTTTAGCTAGATCGATTACTTCTGCAGATGTAGTCCATGCGCTGGTCCAGTCTAAATTTCCGTTAACTTTAAATTGATATTTTTCTGGATTCGATCCGATAGTGCTTGTTCGTGTCACTCCGTAAGGTGCTATCGAAACATTATCAATAGGGGAAGATTTGAGATATTCTATAGTATTCAACATGCTGTCTCGAGATTCATAGGGTAAGCCAAATATAATACCTGCACTGATTAAAAAATCAGGATATCTACGTTTAATATCTTCCAGACCTGCTTTGAGTTTATCAGGATGCATTCCTTTACCGATAGCTTTTCCAGCGTCGTGATTAAATGTTTCTATTCCAAAAAAGAAATTTCTAAATCCCATTTCATATAGTAGGTCTAAAGTTCTTGGCTTTGCTATGAGAAGATCTAGCCTGGCATAAGAGGACAATGTTAGCGAGAACGGAAGTTTAGTTATTTCTTTGTGTAACTGTTCAATTTTTTCTTCGCTGTCGTTTATGGTATCGTCTGTGACAAGATACCCTTGTGTTTTAAAAAGATCGTAGTTCCTTTGTATTTCGCTAGCTATTAATGTCGGCGGTTTACAAAAATCCCATAGATCTCGACCGATCAACGGATAATTGCAAAAACTACATTTGAAAGTACAGCCTCGAGAAAATTCTATGGATAGGTGCTCGCCAGGAAAGATTATATCTTCTGGAACATATTCGATAGTACTGGAAATAAAATTATTATAAGGAAATTTACTTTCGTTAAGATATTTTTCTACTTTCTGATTATCTAGCAATGATTTAGTTAGATGAACTGCGGCTGTTTCTCCTTGTCCTATCACTACGTGATCAATCATTTTTTCTAGGCTAAATTTATCTGCTTGATGCCCGCCTGCAACAATTTTTGTTTTAGGATTAATAGTTTTTATAAAATCTAGAATTTCCGGAATATCATTTCTACCTAGATAATGTACGTAAATGTTTTTATTTACATCCACCGATTTGGTCATCCTGTTAATTCTACTAATCGAAGGAGAATTAAAAGTGGTAGTAAATCCTACCCACAAGGTTTGATCAGAGATATAGTCTCTGAGAATATTTTTTAATTCTGTAGTTGACCACTGGGTAGCATAATCGATTATTTGGACTGTAAACCCATTGGATCTTAATTCTGAAGCAATTCGAAAAGGTCCTGCATATTTTAGATAGCCCGGTAATGTAACATCAGTTAACAGTATTACTTGCATGATTTCCTATAATAGAAACTAGACAATCTTCGTATCGATTATCAACTTCCTCAATTTTTACATTGAAATATTTATAGACAAAATCACGACCAAAGTGATGCCATACTGCATTATGCTTTCTAGCAAATTTTAAGATGCACTTGTTCTGTTCCATGATGTGAGCTAACATTGTAGTGCTGTCCTTGTAAGCACGATAGTCTGGATATTTGATTTGAAAGCCGCCAGCTTCGTGCCACCATGCGTAACTAGTCATATCAGGACGATATACTAACATGATAGAGTCATCGGGATATTTTTCTTGAATCTGGTCTAGCATGGTGGCCCAGTCGTGGCTCTTGATCAACCTAGTTCCGCCCGGTTCCTTCCAAGGCCGATCTAAGTACTCTGGATTATCTAAGTACGCCTCAAACTCCATACCTGTACCAAAGTATGCACCTTTGTGGCCAGTAAATGCATGATGAGAATATTCTTTTTCTGCATCTCTATCAGTGGTATTAAATCCTGGCACATTATCTTCAATGATCTGTGCTATACCACTCCAACGACTTCCGGGTACTCCGGTAAAGAAAATTCTCTTCATTTCTCTTCCTTTTTCTTTTGGCTGTCGCCTGGTGCGATCCTGTAGTTATCTTCTACTGAATCTGCTGTGCTTACTTCAAAGATTATAGAGTTTGGTTGAAGTGCTTCAACTTGATGCGGCTGTAGGGGAGGGTTATGCCACACATCACCTTCTTTTAATAGTAGCTCTTTTAGCTCGGCAGTCTGTGTATCAATATATCTTAACATAAACTGACCAGCGTTCACAAACCATGTTTCATCTTTTTCTCTGTGAAAATGCATACTGAATTTTGCACCTGGTTTAGTAAAGCACATGAGCTTACCGCAGTATTTGTCAGTAGATGCGAAAATTAATTCGTATCCCCAACCCTTTTCAACATATCCTTTTAACTGTGTCATTCTTCATCCTTAATAACTATCCAACCTAATTTGTATAGATCAGCTTCAATCTCTTCAGTAACTACCGACTCAGGAACAAATTTTTTCTGTTCGTACGGTACATCAATTGAATCAGGAAAATCACCACCGCGGATACCTGAGCAATAATAATCAATGTAGTCACCCTCTTGCCGCATGTCTGCAACAATACCACCAGCATAGCGCCATGAGCATGACCATTTTTCTTCTTTGAGAATAGGCCACATTTCACGCTTGGTAAAGTCGTTGTTACACATAGCCGCATATAAATTCTGAGCATAGGTTTCGCTAGCTCGAACCTTTTCTAAAATCCATTCTGTGGTTAGGAGATCCCACTCAAGATTCCGCACTCGCGACGCTGGGTCATCAAACCTGTGATCATGCTGATTGATCACCTTTTCAAAATAATCAAGATACTCTTCGTTTACTGGCTCGCCTCTTTCTTCCTGTCGCTTAACATAGCCTTCTTTTTGGAAGGTCATTCTTTCTGGGCTTTGAGAAAATTTAGTCATGGCTTATTATATAGCATTTAAATTTTTAGGTCAAAAAAATAGGTGCCGAAGCACCTATTAACTTGCATGCCAAATTTCTTTAAAGCCTTCTTCTTCGGTGGGCATTTCAAAGCTGGCTATCATACTGGCAATAACATGATCCGGAATCTCCTTGCCAGGTCGACTCATTAACCTACGCATTAGTTCCTTGTGTTCAGGAGTCTTAAACACTATGGCAATGTGTTCATAATTGGGCAACATATTAAATTTCTTTAAACGGCTTTTTACAGTAGTTGATGTTTGGTCCCAAATTATATCTCTGCCTAGATCACGGTTTAAAATTACTTCCTTGGCCATTAGATCTACAGCAGTGGGCATATAGTCAGTAAACACTTCGCTATAGGTCTTTCCTACTTCTTTAGCATACAATTCTACCCATTTATCTGTGCTAACATAAGCACAGGTCAATGACCATGCTTGGTTAGATACCCAGGTAGATTTTCCACTACCTGGAACTCCAATTAGTTGATAACATTTTGGCATTATACTTTCCTATTCAAAATAAAACCCTTTGAGTAGGCAAAGAATGCCTTACCGGTCCTAATCATTTGTTTGAAATAATATTTACGATAAGACATTCTTTTTCCTTACATTGTAGGTCCGTTGCCGTTGCGAAAGCCTACACTGCCGCCCTCCGCTTCGATACGTGCAATAACATCTTCGAATAAGATAGGTGCAAAATCGGGTGTTTGTTCTACACATACACAATGATAACGAACATCGTTTTCATCGCTGTATAAAACTTCACCAGTCCTTGCATCAACACCACGAGCTTTCTTGACACGGTTAGCGTGTAAGTGCCCGTGAATGTTAACACCAAAACGACCTAAGCTATCGCTATGTACAGGAATGTGGCTTAAGATCATTCCGTTCATAACATGATATGCCCGTAACTCTCTAAAGTATTGACGGTACTCGTCATCTCTAAAGATGTCGTGGTTACCGCGGATTAAGACCTTGTCCCCGTTCAAACGGGCTAAGGTACTTAATGCCTTACGGTTGATAACCACATCACCTAAATGATAGACCTTGTCTGTGGGCTTGACCCTTTCGTTCCAAGCCTTGATCATGGCTTCGTCCATTTCTGCAGGATCGTCCCAGGGACGCAACTTTGTAACACCATCGTTACGTGTGAAGCGGCAAACACCTGTGTGACCGAAGTGCGTGTCGCTGACTAAAAATACACTAGGCATCTTGCCCTCCTTTCTTTACCAATTTTCTACGCCTGAAATCTCAAAAGTAATATCAGCATCTCTGCCTATAACCTTTGTAGTTACAATTAATTTTAGAACAGATCCAATACCGCTGGAATTATCACTTTCTAGTTTGAAAGTTTCTACCTCTGGAAATTCC